TAACGTCACCGGCGTGAACATCAATGCCACGTTCGCTAGCATGTGCGCTGACGGTCGGAATGTTGTCTCGAACGATGTGCCAGACGCGGCCACCCATAGAGCGGATCATTTCGGCTTCGTTTTCAAACCGCACATCAGTCACAACTGCGTGGTCAAAGCTGTCAGTGATTTGTTCGATTTTCCGAGCCGCAAGAGTTCGCCATAGATCGTTGTTTACGATGTTGCGACCCCACTCGGTTCCGAGTGTTTGCATCAGTTGGCGTGGAGATTTGCCGATCCATGGAACGACAACTTCTTTCAGACTCCCATTGAAGTGAGCCTCATTGAAGCCAAAAATGGCGCGCATTGCGTCTCGAATAGGGTCGGCGAATGCAACTGTTTTTGCGTTGAATGCCGCCTCAAGCATGCCAGCAGCAGTGTCTTTGCCGCTTCGCGCTTTACCTGACAGCCCAATTATTTTTGGCTTTGGCAGTGCAAAAAATGCGCTCTTATCGACTTCTCCAAAGCCGAGTTGAGCCTGGATTGACTGGGGTTTAGCCACCATTACTCTCCTTTCGCTGTTAACTTACTATGTAACCATGTTGCAAGCATTGAGCCAAGTCCAGCTCCTAGGCCAATAGCCAGGGCAATAATGCCCCAGCCATTCTTTGCCACTGTTGCAACTACATAAACTTCGCACAACGCCATCGCCATGCTTGTCGGAAGAATCCACCAGTATTTCTTGTGGACTACATTCAATTGCTGCCACGACTTTAACGCAACGAAAATGAATGACGAGGTGAAAGCAAGTGCGTAGTTTATCATAGTTTCCTTAGCCGGTTACGCCTTTTCAAGCACGATGTCTTGGACCCGTGCCCGGATGACCTCAAATGTTTCGTCAATCAACAGCACGCCGTCTTCAAACACAGTTCGAAGCTCACCAGAAGCCTCCTGAGCCTCGGTTTGGCGGTCAAACATCACGTACTCACCGTCGATCAGCTCGACGCGCATGAGGCCGCGTGCAGACTTCTTCGTCCCGTCGTCAGTCGCCGGGTTTTTGAATAGTGCCTTCAGCTCGCCGTCAACAACAGCAGCAGTGGCTTTAACTGCCATGCCAAGCGTGTCGCGGCTGACCATCTGGTATGTGTAAGAGCCTACGCCAAACACGACGTTGCTACTTGCAAACCCTCGCTGCTGCAATCGGCGTAATATATCGTCAGCCCGCTCCAGCGTGATGCTGTCGCCGTAGATCAAACCGATGCACGGGTCGAGTTCACGGTAGCCAAACTTGTTAGTCGTGCCACCAAATGTCTCCCACAGAATCTCAATACTACCCTTGATTTCATCTTCAGTCAACTGCTTTCCAGTGCTCTTGCAAGTGAACACGCTTACACACTCAGTCCAGCCGTCTCGCTGAATGTTTTTCACTTCAGAGTAAAACTCGTCGGGTCGATATCCAGCAATGACTCGTGCAGGGTCGCCGCTGTCAGGGCGCACAACAACCTTTGCAAGTCCAAGCTCGTTCGGCTTACGTGCCTTGATATCGTCCTTCATCAGTGGTAGGTACTTGGTGAGAACACGCCAATAATCGTAGGTATCCGACACAACTGATACAATACCTGTCGGGTAGGCCTCGGTTATCCAGCTCTTGATAGTACCGAACTCTCCGAGAACTCTGCTTCCGAGCGACGTTACGCTGTGCTCACTGGCAGGAACCGATGCAGCAATGAAATACTTGCTGGCATCCACGTTGTAATAGTCTTCAACAAGGTCGATTGCCGCGATAGTATCTGTGCCATTGAACGACATCAAATGTCCAAGACCCGTTAGAGCCCCACCATTGCGACCGATGACACCACGCGCAGAGAAGTCATGACACTGGAACATGACATGATTGCGGTTGCCTACTGTTTGGTCTGCAAAACTGTTGCACAGAGTCAGAAACTGGTACGCAGTGGTCGCAGCAGTGGTAGTAGGCCACAGCTCCGTCGAAAGGGCAGTTTCGATGTACGTGACAAGCCATGCAAAATCGTCGTCAGTGTTGACAACGGTCAGTAGAGGAACCTTGAAAGGAACCTTCGAGCCTTCAGGCAGAGCCTTGATCTTCAGTGGCAGGTAGCCAAGGTCATGCAGAGCTTCAAAGTGGGCCATGCTCACTGAGCCAACGCCAAGAGACGTTTCAACGCGTCGCTTGAATTTGGCAATCACCTGCGCTTTTGGCTTCTTGAAGAACTCCCTATTCCACTCTTCAATCAAGAAGTCTTTGATGAAGTGCTGAAGGCCAGCAAACACTACTCGCTTTCTGTCATCTGCCCACTTTGCATACTTGCCAGAACGCGCCGTGAAGTTGGCGTAAATCTTGGTCACGCCATCAACCATGAACTTTTTGTGCGACAGCTTGTAGAAGTCGGCTTGGGTCAGTGGAAAGCTCTTCAAATCAAATCTCCTTTACATGCGGCTTTGCCGCGTTGTTCATCAAGTTTGAGACGTAGATTGTCTCGTAGAACGGTGTCAGAATTTCAACACCCTTCGTGAAAAACCCATGTGTCACGTACAAGTTGAGAGAGGCCGGTTCGTACTTTTTAAGCACCTTGCCAAGCTCAACGAATGTTGCGCCGCCGTCGCATAAGTCATCAACAACACACACTGACTTGCCGGTAATGGACTCTCCACCGCTGACGCGGGTTTCAATTATCCTTCCAATAGCGTCACGCTTCTTGTCAGCAACAAGAACTTCCGCACCCTCAAAGGTGGAAGTCAGCTTGAAAATCTTCTTGCTGGCGCCTGCGTCAGGGGCCACAAAGACATCAAAGCTCGGCAGCATAAATGCACAATCTTCTTGTTCAGTCACCCGCAGGTTGTTGACGACAGCTTCAAGCACATAGCTGTGAGCGTCCATTGTGTAGACGGTGGAGAAATTCAGACTGTTGATGTAGGCGGCAACCATTTTAAGGGCGTGACCCTCTCCGGAATTGCAGCGGCGGTCTTGGCGTGAATAGGGGAAGTATGGAATGTTCAGTGAGATACGTTCAACACCCGCGTGCCGCAGCGCATCGACTAACTGCCCAAGCGCAATCAGGTCGTCATTGCCCTCCCACATCAGCGTCACTGCCACTTCCACTTCACCATTAGCGAACCCGCTTTCAATCTTTACGCCGACTTCGCCACACGGGAACTTCCACACCTTCAGAGGGATGTCCCATCCCGCCATACTCGTAGCTTTTAGCATCGCTCACACCTCATAGAAGCTGACATCTTCACTGTAGAAGCCGTTGCTATCGCCGTTCCAGCGGATATCAACGTAGCCGTGGCGAGTAGCTAGCTTGTAGAAGGTCCAAGTACCGATGCGGTATGTTGGGTCTTCTTGGGATTCCTTTGAGGCCACAAGGATCGGGGAATCAATCAGGTCGTCCAAGTAGCCGACAATCGACTCAATATAGACATCCTCGCAGCATTCTTGGTCGTGGTACATTTCATACGTCTTGCCGTCTTCAGTGTAGAAGATGATCTTGTTGGCGTCTTGCACTTTAATTTCCTTGATAACCTTGCCACGCAGAACGCTGAAGTCACGGCTCTTGCCCAAAAATCCCATTTGCAATCTCCTTTTCAAACATTGTGAACTGAATCCGCTGCACCCGTATGTGCTCTGATGTTACATCAGTATAGCCTCTTTCTCTCAGCCATGCAAGTAATTTCAGTGCTTTGATGCGACGAACCTGCACGTCGCCGCTGCCGCTACTTAGAACTCCCTTTGGGAAGTCTTTTGGAAAGCGAATCCAAGTAGAGAAAGCTATGTTAACGTCTTTCTCTCCTGAAAGCAACGCCGTCAGACAGGCAGTGACAAGTTTTTCGTAATCTCTTGTGCCTGCCTTGGATAGTCGTCTGCTCAAGCCCGCTTCATCGGCTTCGTCACAAAGAAGCCATGATAGATCGGGTAGTTTCGCATGAACTTGCGGGCATACAGCGCGATGAAGTCGTTGCTGATCTTGAAGTCTCCGCCAGTCGTCTTGATTGCAGTCTCCCAGCGAAGCCGGTTCGCAACAAGCCATGCGCTGCTCTTCTTCTTGCCAGTTGCAATCAGCTCGAAGCTGAACTGCTTGAACAGGTCGTAGACTTGCGGATTTTCAGCATCAAAGGCTTCAAAACGGGCAGTTAGTTCGGTATGAACTGTATTCACTCTTTCTCCTTTCTCGTCATTGAGATTTGCGCGTCTGGTAGGACTCGAACCCACAACCCGGAGCCCGGAGCCTAGAACACTCTTGCTCTATCCATTGAACTACAGACGCGCAGTTTTAGTGGCAGCTAGCCCAGTCGGTGCCTAGCATGTATCCAGCCGACAATTCTACGTTAAGTTTGTAGTGTTGTCCAGCCTCTCTTACAGCGATTGTTGCAAGCTCGCCAGCACGACAGTAGCCACGGAACCAGCCCTTGTCATTGTGAACAGGGTCGCTCCACACCTTTCCGTCGTCGCTCTTGAACGCCTTGCACTCAGCTTCGCTACTGAACTTCTTCCACGTCACCATGCTACGGCGAACCTCTAGTTGCGCCTCATCATGGTAGGCGATCAGTTGTTGGCAGAAGTCCTTATTCTTCCAGTCATCGCGGAAAAAGTCAACCCACAAACCCTCGTCTTTCAACATTTTTTCGTGGATAACCATCGCCCGCTTAGCACAGATGACGCCAGCAGACTGGAATGCCGTGTTGATGACGTTCCCTTTTGCGCGGATCGGCAACTTTCGGTTGTCGATGCCCATGAGGAACTTCTTCTGGCCCGGACCTTCCCAGTATTTCTGCATCTTTTCCTTGAGTTCTTTCAGCGGGCTAGCCTGCTCCCAGAACGCATCGAAGATGATCTGACCTGTATCCAGATCGCAGCCCACCGTCTTAGCCACACGCGTTGGTTGAGCATTGTAGCTGCACCCATACTTGACGTTCTTCGCAGTTGACCGAGGAAACTCACGTCCGAGTATTCCCGTGATCTTACGCGCAAGAACGCTATGGCAGTCATTCGGTTTTTCAGCCGTCAGACTCACCCCATACTCCGGACCTCCCGCATAGCGGTAGACGTAGTGGGCTTCGATCTTCGCTTCCACAATTTGTTCAGTGGCTTCGCAACAACCACCCGAGGATTTAACCTCCGCACGCAGTCTCCTGCGTGTTCAGACTATATCATGGACTTTCGTCCCCTGCCACTTCGGAAGCCATAGGCTTGCTTCCTACTCTACTCCCTTCCGCATTGCTGCGTGGTTTCGATAGTCGTTGAACGTTACGTGAGCTACCAACTATAGTCTTTAGAAATCGACTTCCAGTTATCTCTGTTCCAGATTCTAAACAGCTTCTGGTACAAGAGCGTCGTGGACTTCGCCAAGTCCAGCGGCTTCACACCGCTTTGGAACAGGCTGCAAATCTCATGCACTTCTTCGTTGGTGAAAGTGCTTCTAGAGTGTGTATCTCCTTGCCACCAAGCAACAGACACTCCGGTTTGGAACGCATGCCGCTTGTTATCGCCTTGAGTCATCCACTCTAGGTTACTACGATGGTTGTTCTGTTTGTTGCCGTCTTTATGATTGACAGTTCCTAGGTTGTCAGGATTAGGGACAAAGTGCTCGGCTACAAGCCTATGCACACTGATTGTCCGTTCTTCGCAGTCTTCGCACAGCTTCACTGACAAGTACTCGTCAGATTGTGTGGACAAGAAGGGCTTCAATAACCTCCCTGTGTGCCTGCTCCAAACCCTGCCATCCTCGTAAACATCATAAGACGGCGACCAACGCACAGTCTTTCTTTCCATACCTACCTCCTTTCAAATAAGAGGTAGCTCACGTCTTCGCTGCTGATTGCCCTCGCCATTGTACGTTAGGGTGTCCCAGCAATTCAACAGGTTTTACATTCGCCAGTCATTAACGAATCAAAGTCGTAACCCAGTTGCAGAAATCCGTCATCCTTGTCAACTCCAAAGAGAGCCCGCATGTTCCTGCCATACAAACTGGTCACACGCGGAACATTAGCCACGAGACGGTGCTTAAAACGGCTTGTGCCAGCTCCGCAGGAGTCCGCAGGGGTCTGGATACGGCCGTCTTCCGCAATGCGCCCAGCGGCCATAAAACCCTTACCAGCGAACTCGTCATCATCGTCTAGGTCGTCAGGATCAAACCCTCCGCCCAGGATGCTGTTACGCCTGTGAGCATACGTCAGGTACTCTGACACAAGCTTCGCATGCGGGAACTGGTCTGCAAGCTCAAGAAGCGCAGGGTCGATTTCTTTTTCCATACCCACGGTAATGGTGGGATTGGTGTAGACCTTCAGCGGCCTCTTCAGGTCGTGCTTAAGCAACTTGTCTCTGAGTCTCGAAGCAGACACGTCAAGTTCGTTGCAACGGTCACGCTTGAATGGACTAGACAGCGTTTGCTCTACGTAGCGTTCAACAGTGTCGGCAAACTTATCTGGTGTGAGCTTTTTCTTCTTGCTGTCACAGGTTATATCACGCTCCTTGTATTGCGTAGGACGCCACCCGAGTTCAACAAGCCACCCCTTGATGTGGGTAGTGTCCTTGACAGTTGCTGGCTCGTGCGTCACAACAGCCTCGTCGGCTGGCATTGGCATCTTACCCTGCTTGTCGTAGACCTTGTACCACCAGTGCCCTGATTCCTCCCAAATCGAGCCCCCGTGGCGCTCCACCCACTTCAAAACAACGGCAGAAGGCTCGCCATTCTTCTTGAACTGAATCTTCGGAGGAATGTACCCTTTCAGCTTCGTCAACCCCATCGGCTTCGGCGGCAGTAGCGGCTCGACCAACAGCCTAATCTCTTCCATCTTGGCGTCAAGTTCTCGGACATTTGCCTCTGCGAGTTCAGCGTTGAACCAGAACCCTCTGTGCGACTGTCGGGTGATAATGTCCCGTGTCATCTGCTCAAGCACAAACGGGCCTTGCCAGTTCCAACTGCCCATTTCATCCACAAGGTTGAAATAGAGTTTAGCGTTAACTGCAACGTCACGCTCGTTGTACACAAGCATTTCTGGGTGATACTGGGCAAACTCTGCACCCTTTGGCGAGTTGTACTGGATAAGCCCAAGCTCAATTGCTTTTGCACGCCAGTCGATCTTGTCGAGTCCTAGGCGCTTACCCCACTCGTCAAGAGAGTGTCCGCCGTATCGGTCTGGGTTCAACACTTTGGACAAAACCAGTGTGTCGATAATTTCAACAGGTCTGCCGTCGATGTAGCACTGCTCGCCGATTTCATAGTCTATTCCGAGCCAGAGCTTTAGCACCAGCAAGTCATAGTCTATGATGTTGTGGCCGATGATGGTCGTCATCTTTGCCAGCAGGCGGGGAAATTCAGTCCGAACCTCGTCACCTACAAACCTGTACACAGCTCCAGTGTCGATGTCTTGAACAACCAAGCACCAAACCATGAACGTAGGCTTGAGCTTGAATGGGCTAGCCAAGTAGTCGATTGTAGTGTGGTCAAGAAGTGCGTTGGCTTCGATGTCAAATACGCCTCTCATCCTTCTCCTTTTCTTGAACGTAGAAAGTACACCGTACAATCGGTGCATCCGTGTCGTGCGTTGCAAGCACAGGGCTAGTGGTCTTGGTCCGCTCGTTCCACAGCTTTTGTGCCAAGCTGAGCACAACGCCCTTGATGCAGTTATGGCGCTTCCTCACGCCACCGCCAAGACGTGCCCGCGTGGCACCTTGAAGCCTGCCGCTTTGGCGTGCCCGCCGCCGCCGTACTGCTTGGCCACATCCGACACGTCCACGCCGTCGTCGGTGGCGCGCAGGCCGAACACGCGCCCCTCGGCCGTGTCCCAATAGCAGGCCGCAAACGGTTCACCTTGCGCCATCAAGTGCGCGGCATCGCTCACCAGCGTGTAAGGCAGGCTCGCCACCGGCACGTCATAGGCTCCGATCACCATGCGGCGCCGGCACACCTTCACCAGCTCGGCCACATCCTTGTGGTGCTTGCGTTCAATGGCAGCGCCTGCGGCGGTCATCTTCAGCAGTTCCACCTGATCGGCGCTCATCAGCTTGTCCCACAACTCAAAGCTATATTCGTAACTGAAGACCAGCGCCTGAATCTCGCGCGTGCCGGCCAACTTGAAGCGCCACAGGTCGCGGTCTTCAACGTGGCCCAGCAGCAACGGCCGGTCTTCGCCGGGAAACAGGAAGTCCCATGCCAGCGTTGCCCCGCTGCGGTCAAGGTCTGTGTACTGGCGCAGCCCTTCAAGCCCGGCCAAGTCTTCAATGGCCGTCTTGTGGTGGTCAATCAGCGTCACCCGCGCAGCCTTGTTCAGCATGTCGGCTACCACGGCGCGCCTGTAGCTGAAGTCCACCAAGTACACGTCGCGCCCGGTCACGTCGGGCGGCGGGGTCTGGTACACGCCGGCCACATAGTCAGCGGTGTCGCGGTGGTAGCGCCAGAAGCACCAGGCGGCGCTAAAGCCGTCCGCACAGTTGCCGTGGTAAATCACCAGTGGTTTCGCTTCGGTATCAGGCATCTCTGCTCTCCATCAAACGCCCCTGCTGCGGCAGCGGCACGCCTGAGGCGTCAACGGCAACTGGCAGCGGGGCGACAGGTTGAGGCGCCGCAGCATAGGACTCGCCACCACCGCAAGCGGTCAGCGAAACAGCCAGCAGAGCGGCAACGGCGAAAGTCGAAAACTTCTTCAAATCAATTCTCCTTCAGTTTGACGGTTTGGTTTGCGACACCAGCGTTGAAACGCTCAACGTAGGTATCAGAGTACAGGGCGAGAGCTGCATCGTAGTTCTCCCATGCAAATTCCCTCCACCAGCCTGACGTAATGGACGTACAGACCTTCATCAAGGCAAGCGTAAACGCCTCTTTCGGGGTTTTCTTTCCGGGGTATGGCACGAGGCTTCTTTCTAGTGCAAGCACCATCGCTTCCTCTACGATAGAGTATAGCTGAATCTGCCTGTCACATGCAAGGAACATTTCCCTACTGCACATCACCTCTTCGTCTTCCGGTTTGAAATACAGGTAGGCCGGTTTGTCAAGGTGTGCAACAGCGATATGCATAGTGTCGTGGTCGTACTTTTGGACAACTCCGGTCATTGTAGCATCGAAGAACACCCCCTTGTTGACTTTTAAGTTTGGATGCTTGTACGTGTACGTGTCTCGCATCCGCTCTTGGTAGAAGTCATTCCAACTCGGCGGGATTTCACAACCCTTGCTACGAAGCAATTGAATGTCTCGCATTGTTTTTAGAAAGTGCGGAGAGTCTCTCAGGTATCTGTGCGACATCTTGAGCATGTACAGCAATTCTGTCGTCGGAAGGTGACACGCGTTCCCGTGGATGTCAACGATGTTTCGCCATGCGCTCCCGCCTTGCTCTTGCACGAATTTGATGAGCTTCCAAGCCCTTGACCCCTCCCATGCAAGCTCGATTTCACACACGTCTCCGCGAGCGTTGCGCATGTACATTGACGCGCCGCTGTTGATTGGATAGTATGAAACTGCTCCGAACTTATGCTTGAAGTTCATAACCTCCTCGTATGTTCCAACAAGGTCTAAGTCTTTCGGCGTTACATCAAATCCGTGATGCTTCAGTGCAGTTGATCCGATAACAATCATACCATCCTTTCGTGAGTTACAGAACAGCCCGGGCTTCTGGGCTATCTGTCGCCCTGTTCAGCAGTTGCTTGAGTACCAGGCCCGACACTGAGCTTCCATTTCCTGAAGAGTGTCAAGAAGCCTTACCATAGTCCTTGACATATATGCATCGACGGCCGCGCCCTCGTCTCTCGGGTCTTCTAGGCGATACGATAGCGGGCGTTCGTCGTAGTCCTCACCACTGTACGGAAGTTGGTACGACACACCAGAAGCGTCAGAGACGACAGCGACATCTTTGAGAAGGCTGTTGATGTGGTCAGCAAGAGCCTCTGCTTCTGCTTCAGAGCCTGCTCCCAACATCATCAGTTCGTTGAACTGCTTCGTAGCCTCTTCGATGCCGTCGGATATAAACTTGACGGCATCTTTTCGCATTGCTGAGCGTTGAGCCTGAATCTGATCGATGTCAACGCCGCCTAGAATGATCTTGCTCATGTGTACCTCTCAGCAGTGGGCAGACGAAGAGTCCCAGTCGTTGACGGTATCAATGTCTTCCAGCGGCCACCTGAGACTATAGAGGTCCACATCGATACCGGATGCTTGCTGGATGTCCTTGATTTCTCCGAGAAGCTTCTTGATGTTCTCGACGCGCTCAGCGACGGCTTGAACAGCCACTTGAGTGACAGCTTCTTTTGCCTTCTTGTACTCGTTGAGGTCAATACCACCAACAATGAATTCAGTCTTTGCCATTTTCAGATTTCTCCTTTTCAGTTTTGAGGGTTTGTTCTTGCTTGTATTCAAATCCAAAGATCAAGAATGGAAAGAATACAAGCACTGGAGCTGTGAATGCTATAGCCGCGTAGTACGGATTCACTTCACTCTCACCAACACGGTACTTGCTTGCGGAATCTCTTTCCTGATGAAATCCGCCGCAGTCTCATGCGTCAGTTCGCCTACTTCGTATTGCTGAATTTCGTCGCCGACGCGAACGCCAACTAGGAATTCAGGAATAGGCTCAAAAAGTTCGAGCTGTTCCATATCTGTCAGCAATACAAAGGCTCCCACTCTTGTGTATGAGGGGAGTAGTGTCCGACAATACCGTAGCCGGCAATGCTCATGTTGAAGCCGACGCGTGCCTCGTCAGCAATAGCCTCAGCTTCAGAAATCTTCTCTTGCGCTTCTGCAATTAGTTGCGCAATCTTGTTGATTGCCTCTTTTTGATGCAGACTCATCGTTCTCCTTTCAGTCGTTGATATCAACATTATAGCCCATCAGAGCCGTAGACACACGCGAATCAAGACTATCAATGTGTAAATTGACAACACGCTTGATTTCAGCTTCCTTTGCAACTTTGTAGGCTGCGAATGCGGCTTCTGGCGAGGGAAACAGCCCAAGGTACTCCACCCGTCCGTTGCAACGCAGTTGAGCAACAAATTTAGCAGCCTTCTTGTTGTAAGAGACGCCCAGCGGGTAGGCTCCTCTGCTGTTGTTGCAGCTTACAAGTAGCAGGTTTACCTGTCTAGGGACAAATACACACAACTCTGGGCAATAGACCTTATTGCCCTTCAGCAAAATGTCCTTGTCCAACTCCCCCAGTCCCGTACCCAACTTGCTTCCTGCCCCACTCAATAAACTCATGGCAAGACTTGAAAGTTGTAGTGCAGCTAGTGTATGTCGGCCTTCGTCCCTGATTAGCCCCACCCGCCTTGCAGCGTTGTCGCATATTATGGTAGTACCGTCCGCCAATAGTGAATACGGTCTTTCCGCCTAACGTATCCGTCCCCGCCCACTCTCCACTTTCAGTCTTGAAGTCTTCTATATTCATCCGACACCTTTCAATACTCAGCAGTATTCTTACTAAGCCAGTCGTCCTTGTGCATCAACTGGTGCGAGTCATTATCGTACAGAAACTCTCCGCACGGGCCAGTCCTACCGTTGTCCCGGTTCTTGGACAGGTACACACTGGTAGTGTTGCGAGCTATTTCATCTTCGGCCATCTTATCACGTTGCAGAAGAATGTTCAATGCGGCTGACTTGAAAATAGTAGAGCTGCCGATCATGGATTCCTCGTCTGGCATGCCACCCCTACTGGCACTTGTCGCCCCAGCCCCTGCTTTTCTGATGTGACTCACGTTGAAGAACGTAACACTGTGACTCTTTACCATGCCTTTCTCCCATTTCATGAATAGCGCCTGTTCTTCGATCGATAACCCGTCTAGTACGTCTGACAGAACATCAATAACGATGACTTTTACATCCATTCCAATGACGAGTTCCTCTATCAGCCGTTTTATATCGTCTACAGAGCCATCCCTGTCGTCAACGAGGTGCCAACGATGGGAACCATCTTCATTGAAGAACAACTCACGCTCTTTGTCTTTTACCCACTGCGAGTCCAGGAAGCGTTGCTGCTCCTCTCTTGATTGGATATTATTGATCTTCTTGCCAATGTGCCTAGATAGCATTGATAACCCATACTGCCCAGCATTCAATTCCATCGACACTACCCCGATCTTGTGCGGGCTGTTGAAAATCCAATGATAAATCATCGTATCAACCCATGTCGTCTTACCGGTCCCTGACCCAGATGCCAAGTTAACGATCTTTCCGAGTGAGATGCCTCCCGCAGTCAGTTCGTTTAGCTCCTTCATAAACGGCGGGAAGGGGATTTTCTCCGAACTCACCTCATCCCGCAGGCGTTTACCAAGGTCGCCACTACCGACAATCCCGGCTGGTACATGCTGCTTTGCATTCCAAAAGTCCTGAATGAAGTCCCTCTCTTTTCCAGCCTTAACGTAGTCATCAGCGTCTTTGAAGCGCATAGACATTATATAGGCTCGACCTTTTGGTAGGACTTTTGCTATCTTCTCAGCAGCCTCTTCGCCAGCTTTGTCGGCATCCATGCAGACGATGATCTTTTCAAACTGGTTGAAGAATTCGTAGCGACTTTGCACCTGCTTGTATGCGCCGCTCTCGCCGAGCGTGGAGCAAACGACAGCAGGTGGTTCAAATTCAGACTTCCCTCGACGTTCGAGGTCGTCCTTGAGCATCTGGTACGTGTTCAGGAGCTTGGTTTCACCCCCTACGATAATCACTGTGCGCTTCGAGTTCTTGAAGCGGAACTCGCCGATCATATCGCATTCCTTGCCGACCTGCCCAATCGGATTAGAAAAGTCTTTAGGGAATACGCGAGTGCGATATCCAGCTAGCTGGCCGTCTATTGTGGTCGGGAAATACTGTTTGCATGGCTCGCCAGTTTCGGCGTCGTACTCGTAGCGAACTCCGAAATACTTGTTGGTTTCGTCCCGGATTCCACGGTAGCCGTGGCCCTTCGTCCCGGTGTAGCTCTTGATTTCAGCGTTCTGTTCGTCTGTGATTTTTTCTCTGGTCATTACTTCTTGATCCTCTTCCTCTTCGGCATCCCACCCCATCTTAGCCATGTGCTCATCTGAAGGGATAGTGAAATTGCAAGACCAGCAAAAGGCGCCGTTACCGGCGCCATATACATGCATATTGTTACCAGCGTTATCGCGGCCGTTACGTCGGCATCGCGGGCATGCTGTTTTATGGGCATAGCTCGTGTCAATCCCGTATTTCTCTGCTGGTGTCGTCATCAGGTCACGCCAGTGAAATCAAACGCTTCGTAGCGAGGCGTCGCTGGCGAGTCCAGCAAAGCTCCCGCAGAACGTCCTTGTCCAGTTTTTGATCTTTGCCCATCACCTTCAATTCTTCACGAATTGCTTTGGTCACTTGGTACTGGCTAAGAAACTTGAACAGTAGGTAGTCTTGCTCACGTACAGAGATGGAGTTTGCACGCTGCGCAATTCGAGATTGGACACTGGAAATCAGTTTGTTGAGGGACATCGCCATCTTGTAAGTTCCTTTCTGGTTGTTTCTGAGCCGAAGCCGCTATTGTATGCGGCTTCGGCAAGTTGTCAAGATTTACTTGGTGTTGATGATGCCCTTGTGTCTTGCAGTGTATTCAGCACCAGTCGAGTTTAAGGCATCTAGCTTGGCGAGTCTGAACTTAACGGTAAGATCAAAAGCACTATCTCCGTGTCTTAGCATAGAAAACGCCTTCTCTTTGACCTTTCCGCCTTCCATCCACGTCGCTACCCAATAGCTGAATGTCTTTCCGCTTGGGATTTCCCTGACTTTATTGTGGACGCCTTTTACTCCGGATGTGTTATCACATCTTACACCCGTATTGTGAGTATTTACTACTTGAGGGACGCAACGCAAATTTTCTATTTTGTTGTCACTTTTAACGCCATTTATATGATCTACAGTTAAGTTGTTTGGTATGCCTCTATTATTAAGGCAGAAGACAACCCTATGAGCCATAACGTCTTGGCCTGCAATAGTGACTTTATAGTACCCACTTGTCTTACACAGATAACCAGCCGGTTGGCCTGTCATATGGCGAAGGCAAGAGGTACTCGTCTCGTCGTAGTAAAATTTCCCACTAGCTTTTTCGTAGTCTATCTCAATCATTTACGGGTGTCAACAATACCTCGGAAGTCGTAGGGCACAACGATTGCTTGGACCTTGCCAGCAGCGATACCTTCCGCAATCTTCATCTGTGCCGCTGCCTGCATGTATTGGATCGCGCCAGTATTGGCATTCAGGGCAGCGATTCGCCGGCTCTCGGCCTCTGCCGTGCGAACTTCGACTTCCTTTTGCAGCAGGCCGTTCTTGGCGCGCACAAGCTCGTTTGCGCTTGCAACGATGGAATCTGCCGGGACAACGCCACGGATTTGAACACGAGAAATCGTGATCGAGTTGCCAAGACCTTCGGCTTGCAGCGTTGCGTTGATGATCGCCTTGATTTGCGTCTCCATCGCCTCGCGATTGTCGTTCATCGTCAGGGCCTCGTACTCTCGCGCAGACTTGTACGCGGCGTTTCGGGCCGTCTGGGTGACGTAATTGTACATCAAGTAGATGTCGCCGTTCGCTTCAGCGTGAAAGCTACGGCTCTTCGAGCTGTACAGTTCCGCGACCTGACTTTGATTGATGCTGTAGATGACAGACAGGTCAAAGTCCTTCATCGTGCTGTTGTCTTTTGCAATCGGGGTCATGTTCTCGATGACAGCCGACACGTCCTTGATTGGGAACGTGATGATCGATCCCACCAAGGTTTGGTTGAAGCTGCCTGGCAGTAGCTCGCCCTGCTTGATTTGCTTGTCATAGCCAATACGCACACCGACTTCGCCGGTTTCGATTCGAGTGCATCCAGCGGACATGATTGCCAAGGCAGCGATTGCGGTAGCAGCGAAAAACTTCTTCATTGACTTTCTCCTTGTACTGGTTAGAAACAAATGACAATCGCTGCCAGTGCAGCGGTTGCCACAGATGCGGTGAGAAGGGCGACTAGCGCCCATTTTGCAAAGCTCAGCTTCTGTTTGAAAGTTGAACTACGCAACGCAGTGTAGCACAGAAACGAGAGAAGCCAAGTTATTACGAAAACGCCAATAAGTCTTAGCAACTCACCACCTCAAATGCTGCACCAATTTGTGATGCGATAAGTTTTGCAAGTTCGACGTGTTCCTTCTGCGTAACGCCGTCTTCTGTGCGTACTTCTAGGTAATGCATCCATGACCGGATAGTGCCATTCACGTACAGCCTACTCATCGTAAGACCTTCTGGCAGAATTACGCGCGCGACTTCTTTGGCTAGCCCGTTGTTTATAGCCCACTCATAATGAGTTTTTACGGCAGCCAGGAGTTCGCGTTGTCGTCGTTCCCACTCACTTTTCAGTCCGTGAGCGTCTTCTCCAAAAGTTTCAAGACTGTTTTGGCGGTTCTTTACGTCTTGAAGACGAAGCTCTCGTAGGCAGAAAGTCGCCTCAAGGTCACGCACATCAGCATATCGTTGGCTAAACTCCTGAAAAGAGAAGCTCCGGTGGCGTAAAAGTTGTCGTGCAATGTCACGCGGGGCTTCAACTTCGACGACAGCATTTGCCATTTCAAATGGAGACCAGTGCTTGTGCTTCTTAAGATATGCAACAAGCTTTTTCGCAGTGTCCATATTGAACTGGTTGCTTGGATTACTCACCCGAGCACAGTATGAAATTAGTTCAGAAGCATCATGAATACCTGTAACGACGGGTGCAGTGACAGCGATTAGTTTTGCATTCAGCATTAAAATTCTCCTTGTAAAGTCAACCGCCTTTATAACGGTAATCTCGTTCCTTACAGAACGTCAGTTTCCCTATTGGCTTGCAAGCCATGTTAACTGCCCAGTAAGGCTTCCTACCACTGTAGAAGAACTTGAAGTTCTTGTACTTGAGAACCAGCCTGTGAGACAGTGCAGAGTGTAGCAGCTTTTTCTGCGCAGAGTCAAACTTTTTTATGCCGTTGCGCCTGTACCACGAGAACTGGTGCTTCTCCGCCACAACCTGACAGTAAGTCTGCCCAGATTCTACGGCTCTATTGACGATCACGTCAATGACTGCACGCTGAGCCCCGAGGGGCTCTCCACGGGCCTCATAGTAAACAGCAGACGCCAGACACTTCTCGTGGCGCTCTGGAATTGCCTCTGCAAACGTCGGCATGTAGAGCACGCATGCTGCCACTATAACAGACTTCACTGACAATGCGAAAGCCCTGCGACAATAGCGGCGAAACTTACTACCGCTGCGAGAACTGTAACGATAACTGCGCGCATTTTTCATACTTTCTTCACGTTCGCCAGCCATTGAAGTACAGGTCATGCATCCTTTGCTTCGACTTGGCTGGAATTCTAGGGTACGGCATCCAAGAGACAAAGTGCTTTTCGTCTCCGCGCTTCCATGTAACTTCGCAAAGTTTACCACCGATGCTGATGGCGAGCAAGTTGTTTCCTATCGGTGGCGGGTAGTCGATGATGTCCATCATTTCTGGAGCCTTTACAACAGGCCGCTTAAGTTCTTCAGTGTTCACGAAACCTCCAAATGAAAATGGGGCCTTTCGGCCCCAGTTGTTAGTGGTGAGCAACCTCTGTCGAGGTATGTAGTTGACAGATTTACTCGGACATATCCTCTTCAGCACGGATGCAGAGGAAGGTCGGCTAGTCGTCAAGGCCCACTGTAAAGCTCATCAACGCCTCGTAGGCCCTCGGGTCAATCTCGCTCTTGTATTTCTCTGCCATACACCGTACTGTAGCCTCTTTGAGGCTCTTGTACGCAAGAAATGCCGCTGCCGCTGTGTTGAATATCCCGATGCACTTTCGCCTACCCTCCACATTGCACTGCGCCTGAAATTTCAACCCTTTACGGCTGACTCCTATCGGAAGCTCACCCCTCAGTTTGTCGTGCTTCAGTGTCAGCGCATTCAATTCGCGCGGGACAAACACGCACGTATCAGGACTGTAGCACTTGTTCCCTTTTATAAGAATATCCTTGTCGAGTTGCCACCCCACCTTATCGTAGCCGGGTTGGCGCTGACACCACCCCGTAAATAGTTGAAAGTCTTGAAATTCTGGAGACATGTAGCAACCAATATATGTTACCGACCTGCGCTGCGTACACCCGCCAGGTTTGCAGCGGTTGTTCATCGCCCTCCAACGAAGATATGCCCGAGTAAGGTGCTTCTCTCCTTCTGTCCACATCTGCTTCACCCACAAACCGTCTCGGGTAAAGTCATCTACAATCACTGTAATCACATATCCTCCTTGGCCCGAACAGTTTGGAATTGCGGGAACCTTGGCTTGTCTTTATGGCCCTTCGGGAACATCTTTCCCTTCCCGATTGCGCCGATAAATCCTGTCGGGTCGTTAAAAATTGCAATGCGCTCGCCATGTGTCAAAGCCCCTGGAGATACGTCAACAGGTGTGCCTTTCCCCATGCCGTTGAGAACTTTGCCCTCGAACACTACATCTTCGAGTAGCGTGCCGTGAATGCAGCCCACCATACCCTTGCCAATTTTGTTTTCTTTGTGGCTGCTGCGCTCGGTGTATCCAAGCTCATTAACCTTCGCCTCGTTTAAATTCTCCTGAGCCTCATCAAAACCGTCGATAGTGAACTCAAAGTCGATGAACCGCTTGATTCGCAGGTAGCTCCCGCCCTTCACAGTGGCACGCCCGGATTTGTGCTTGCCATTGGGGTCGCGGATGATTACGCCCTCAAAGCCGTCGTCCAGGCACAATTGCTCAAAAGCAAGAAGCTCCTCAGTGGAGTGTGCCAGTTTGTATGGTACAACCGAGATGCTGGCTGGGAACTCTTGCATTTGCCCTACCTTGGCCTGCGCCGCTGCAATGCGTTCGGCATATGGCAGGCCAATCACCTCGTCGGCCAAGTAGTCGAAGATATACCAGACAAGCTCTTCGCTTTCCGTCGGTTTGCCGGGCTTTGGAGACTTGCGAGTCACGAAGCCCGTTGTGTCGCTGCATAGGGTCGCAGATGTCCAGTTACCAAGCGCCAGTTCTCCATCAAAGCCCATGAATTGCGGACCTGAAAATCGGCGCGTCACGAAGCCATTTTTGAAAGCCTTCAGAGAGCGTCCAGTCAAGTTCCCGTCAAGATTGATGCCACGTACACCGTCGATCTTCGGGGACACGATTACGGGAAACTTGAGCTTGTCCTGTTCAAAGTCACAGGCTAGCTGGGGGCGTATTTCAGGCTTGAGCTGGGAAGCTGTCATGTATCTTTCTCCTCTTAGTTGCTAAGACTGAGAGTCTACCGCACTCACGCCGGGCTGTCAAGCGCCTAGGGCGCCCATTTGCACAAGAACGGCAGTATTCAGAGCCGTTTAAACGGGCTACAAGCCCTGGTTGGTACCACATGGCTACCATGGCATAGCTTGGGCTGTTTAAAGCGCTCTATGGCTCTTTTAGAGCGTTCTAGGGTTGTTGGCACCGACGGTGCAAGCAGCCCAAAGCGTTGTTCCAGTATTCGCACTAACCAGCGCCCTAGGCGCCAACGACTGAGGTTTCCGGCGTGCGGCTTGTCCGCCACTCGCTCGCCGGTACGGCCATGAGCTAAAGCATGAGTCTACGTAGTAGACGAATAGCTTTAGCTACTTAGACAATACTTAGGCAAGATATATAATATATATAATATATAATATATATATATATATAGCACAGTCCGAGAACTTTGTCAATAGTTGTGTTGCTTTTTAGGCACACCTACATTGGTGTCAAAAATCTCTTGACGAAGATGCCAAAGTGAAGCACAATCTGTTATCAAGACAACATTGATCGGTAAAGCAACCATTGCTGGCATGAAGACAGTAGTGGTCAAACATTTGAAAGGAATCTCATGGATTTGCAACGCATTGTTAATGGAGCGCCGGATTTGGTAGAGGAGGTGTTCAATGCGAAGTTCTTCACAGGTTGGATGTTGACTCTGCCTATTGACGGCGCAGATAGTGCCGACGAACTTGGTATGTACATGGCCGGCAATGAACTCTAATTGAGGTTCCAAAGCTGCTCTAACATTAGGAGAGCTATGGGTGTTTTACGAACAAACTCCTAAGTTATGTGATAACTAGCAGCATTTTGCCTACACTTCAGACTTTTTGGAAACACTTCGAGGATTTCCAAGGTCGATCCCGGATTTGTGGCATCTCCGCTACATGTCCTCCTGCGACTCTTAGTTAGGTATACTTAAACCTTGGGTAAACTGGGTATGATTTACCCCAACTGTAAAAACGAAAGGACACTAATGTCAAATACCTCCTTCCAGTCTGTCTCCGCCATGAACACAGCGTTCGGCAATAGTCGTGGAAACTACGACGCTGTTGACTGGGATCGACTGAAGTCTCAGTGCAAGAACATCTTGGACGAGTACAACGAACTTTTGGAAGCTCTTGAAGAAAAGAGCAAGATTAAGACGCGAGACGCATTGTGTGATATTCAGGTGTTCGCCATGGGCGCACAACACTTAATGGGCATCGATGGCGACAACGATATGAAGGATGTCGTTGACGGCGTTATGACTCGCTTCATCAAGAGCCCGGAAGACCTCGAAAATACTCGTGCGTTCCACTGGCTACGCGGCGTTACCGAAACATACACGGAAGGTCAGTTTCCGACGATGGTTCTGAAGAGTTCGTGCGATCAGCCAGACGCTCCGAAAGGTAAGTTCCTGAAGAGCGTAAGCTACTCTGACACAGAGTTTCGTGCTGTTGTCTGACGATTGAGGCACGGCCGAGTTGCATGGCGACTTGGCTTCATACTGTTGCGCAGAACTACTCAGAAAGCCACAGCCGAGGAAAAATTTGAGGCAACTTCTCCTATATAGCGCGGAAGTTGCCATGAAACTTTCAGGCGCGCAAGAACATTGGCTGTTCTTAAACAAACTCGCAAATACAATAAGCCCGCGCACAGGCGGGCCTCACTCTGAAGTGGAATTCTACAGTGATTCAGTCTCGGCTACCGTTTGAAATTCTGGCCGAAGTTTTCTGGGGAAAATAAAAATGCAGTTTTCCCTATTAATGGAACCTCCCTCCCTCCCCAGGGCAGCACCTCGTATATAAGCCCTGGCGAATATAACCGCTGGCTTATATAAGCGGATTCTTATATAAGCGGCGGCTTATATAAGCCATTCAATATATAAGCGAACACTTATATAAGCTACTTAGAATATAGGCGTTTCAGTATATAAGCTTCCTCTTACGTTAGTGTTTGCTGACTTTCATTTTCTGCATATAAATGTTTCGGGCGTGGCATGCCCTTCGGTCGATTTCAGAATGAGCGTATTCTGACCCCTGCGCCGCAGGAAGTCAACAGAAAATCGAATTGTTACAACTATAAATCAAACGCGCATGTCAAGTAATGTTCATCGCGTTTGACCACGAACAACCATGCAAACAGCAGGGGCTTGACAAGATCAAAAAGCCCCTGCACAATGCGAAGCATCAAAACCTGAAACGCAAACGAAAGCCAGTTATGAAAATTGTCACGAACAATGTCCCGCGATTTACTGTTAACGGATTCGACCTTACAAAGCGTGAGCGTGCAGAATTCGACCACTACAGTCCTGAAGAACTGAACAGCGCCGTATTTTTCCGCTATCGTGAAAGCGTATATGACCTCGCAGAATTCATGCGAGTTCAAGACGAAGCCGGCGATCTGAAAGGCTGGCACGGGTACGCATCGTATTCTTATTTTTCTAGCGTGGTTGTCAAGTTTGTGGATGCTTACGCAGAATCCGTGATCGTCGGCAAGTACTACGCATAAACCACAACCCCGAAAGGGGTTTTCAAAAAAGCCCTTGACAGGGTTTTTTGAAAGCCTCAAAATTCAGGCACTGAATCACAACCCCGCTAACGAAAGCAATCCATGAACAAGACAGAACTCGCCCGGGCGTTCCTCGCCCACAAGCCCGGCGCATGCCACAATGCAAAGACTGACGGCACGGCATATAAGCTGCACGGCAGCACCATCGCCCGCCACACGGAAACCGGACAAATCGAATTCTCGTTCTGTGGTTTCTACTCCACAACAACGGCAAGCCACATCAATGAAATCTTGAAAGCTGCCGGCGCATCGCGCCGCGTGTCATACGCTCAAGCGCGTGACGGAAAACAGCCGGACACTTTCACGATGTTTTAAAACCACAAGCCCGGAAGGGCTTTCTAAGGCTCTTGACAGGGCTTTAGAAAAGCTTAGAATTTCCTCATGTCAACGGAAAGCACAAAATGCAAAACCTGAACGCCGATCAAAAGTTTTTCTATGCTCACGCGGGCTACAGCTACAATCCGCAGGCTGAAACGGAAGAGCAAGGCCGCGCACGCTGCGCCGTGCAACTGGCACAGGCTGAAGAAAAAGCCCGGCAAGGCGGTTATGCGTTTGAATGGCAGATTGACCCGGATGTGACGGCCGCAGACTGGTCTACTGATATGGATCATGAAACGTGGCTTTGCACGATGTATAATGAAGCCGGCGAGCACGTTTCAAACTTAGGCGGAATTGATTTTGGCCCCGATGGCTCGCCTTATGGCGACACTTACAAGCGAGTAATCGAAGCTGAAATTGCAAGCGAAATCGAATAACCACACTTGACGACTGGAAATAAAATCATGTACACCCTGAAAAAGAACGGCGCATTTTGGGAAGTGCGCAGCAGCGCCGGGATTGTTCAATTCCGAAGCTTAAGCCGTGCAAACTGCACGGACTGGATGAGAGCAAACAACCCAGAATAACCACAAGCCCGCAGGGGCTTTTCAAAGACTATTTCTAATAACCCCGCCTAACCAAACCCCTGCGGATAACCCGCGACAAATAGAAGGAATACCAAAATGCAAAATAACGCACATTACGCAAAGACCCTCAAGACCCGCCAGCAGGAACAGAAGAGCGAAGAACAGCGCGCACGCTTGCAAAAGCGCCGCAAGTGGGAACGAACGAACACCAAGAGGGAAGCAGTCTGACCCGCCAGCAACAAAGCCCGCTTAGTGCGGGTTTTGCTTTTGTGAGTCGAAAGGATGCCGCAGGAACGCGCTGGAATGCGCCACAGGCGCCTAACGCTGGCACGGTAAGGCAACCACACAGGCGAAGCATTGCAGGCCGTTCTAGGGCGTTTTAATAGGTTTTGACCATGCTAGCTGTAAGGGCTTGACTGTCTCGCATTTTATGGCAGAATGCGAAGCATCAAAACCAAAGACAGGCACGAAATGAAAACCGCCAAGCAACTGCAAAAAGCTTACGAAATGGGAGATTTCCGCGACGTTTACGCGGAAATCCGCCGATATGGCGACATCGTGACAGATAAAGAATGGAACGATGAACAGCCCGGCCGATACGCTGGCGCATGGCGTGAAATGTGGATAAATCACAAGGGCAAAGGCTGGCATTTCACAATGCACAATGGCGAGATTGTGGAAGCTGGCTATAAGGTGGCGCCTGTGGTTATCGGAATTCATGGGCAGGCTGTGACGGACGAAGAAAACGAACGAGACAAGCGAATCCGCGACTACAAATAACCCTGCAAGCTGTAGGGGCTTGACAAGACCAGAACAGGCCCCTACACTGTGAACACAGTAAACAAACCGGGAACAGAAATGAACATTCGCACCGCCGCAAGTGTTGAAAAGCTGGAAACAATCAAGGATGTGACGCGCGCTGACGCCCGCGCCATCCGCAAAGCGTGGAAGGAAGAAAACCTGAAGCGTGGCCCCGCCCGTGAAAAAATCGACGGAATTCTGCAAACATTTGGAATTGAATATTTAGGTATTTACAAACCTTCCGGCGATCATGTATACTATGCAAACACAGGCGACGCATACGCAACAACTGTTGTTTTTATCGGACATCGGTTAATTGTTGCTTGCTGGGCGGATATGGTAGAGAAAAACCTGATCCGCGAAATCTAAAGCCCTACAGTAAAAAGGGGATTGACAAACAAAAACAAGCCCTAGAATACGTTCATCGACTCCCAAACACCCCCGAAAGAACAAAATGACCAAGACCATCAAGACCCTGCGCGCCTTCATCGCTTCCACCGAAATCGACAGCCGCGTGATCCGCGCCATCGTGCGCAATCTGGGCGGCTGGCAAGCGTTCAAGGAAACGGCACAGGATGTGTGTAATCACGGCGCTGATTCTGGTTTCTCTGGCTTCATCTACTACACCGAAACAGAAGCATTTGCCAAAAAGTACCGCCCGGAAATAGTGGCGTTCTGCAAGTTGCAGGCCCGTGAATACGGCATGAATACGGCAGAAATGGTGCAGGGTTTCAACTGCCTGAAGGGCGATTTTTCGTACGACGAAGTTATCGACACGCTGCACGGCCCGAAGAGCAAGGGCGAAACCGTGATTTACAACGCGCTGGCATGGTTCATGCTTGAGGAAGTCTGCCGCGCCTTTGAATACTTCAGCGAAGAATAACCACAAAGCCCGAAAGGGCTTTTCTAAGACTCTCGACAGGGGCTTTGAAAAGCTTAGAATGCAAAGCATCGAAACACGGCAGACAGTCAATAGAAAGCCCGAAAATGTCAAACTATATCAAGACCTTGCAAGACAATAACGAAGCCCTTAAGCTGGGTGTGGCTCTGGCCCGTGCCGAGTGCGCAGAAATCCGTGCGCATTTACTGTGTACAAAGTTTCAGGGCACAGACCCTGATGGGGCACGCCGGGACTGGATCGCAACAGGGGATGTTCTGCGCCGCATCGCGGAAATTGACCGGATTTTAGGGTTAGTGGAGTAGTTCACAGAACTAACCTGTCAAGGTCTTATATGACCAAACCGTTTTGTAAAACGATTGACAAGCCTAATCAATACAGTCAAAATACAGGCACTAGTCGCAAACCAGCTAACGAAAGCAATCCATGAACAAGACAGAACTCGCAGCAGACAAGCTTGCATCATTCTGTGCTTTGTATGCGAGCCTGCAAGGAACATCGCTTGAGTGCAGCGCAGAATTCTGCGCTGCAGTTGAGGATGTTCTGTGCCTTCTCGCCCTCGCTAAAACAGCTACTGGGCTGCACAGGGCATATCTGAATGAAAAAGCTTGGGATGCAGGTCAGGCTACTGAATCTTATTTCACAGCATACTGGGTTTCGACTCAGTTTTAAAATGACTACCTCGCAAACCATTGAAAAAATCAGAGCAGTTGAGATGTTTGATGCCGCTCATGCCGCCGCATTGACAGACGATTATGCTGAACTCGCAGAGATAATAAGCTACGCCTGTGACACTCATGGCGTGAAATTCCGCGTAATAGCGGGCGTGGCGTATGCGCTGAAAAACGCTTGACAGGCAAGCCAAAACCTGAAACAATCACAACTGAAAGGAACTGAAATGAACTCCGCACTGAAAAGCTTCAGAATTTATTCACTCGCTAACCAACTGAGCTAACTGAGTTAAACACATGGCACACGATCACGCATCTAAAGTCCTGTCCATCTGGGCAAAGCTGGAAAAGCTTGAACAAGAATACGCCCAGTCCGGTGACTGGAAGCGCGCGCAGTGGGCTAGAGCAAAGATGGGAGAGATGGCGGAAAAGCTTTTCCCCGGCAAATAACCGCAGCTAAAAATGTCACATTCTCAAGAACTAGTCCGGATCGCAAAATTTGTAAACTCCAACGATATCGGGCTTGCCGGTCAGCGTGCCGTTTTGGTTCAAGGCGGGTTTGTGCGGATTGAATCAATCGACATCCTGCCGGATGGAACGGCGGTTTCTGTGTTCGATTGTGTCGAGACTCTGGCACAGTCTCGCGCAGTGCTAGGCTATTGATTAAAGGCGCCCTAGGCGCCATACAGCCCGCCTTGGGCGGGTTTTCTTTTTGCCGGGCGAGTGGCGGACAAGCCGCCCCAAAAAGCCGGATTTATAGGCGCTTTTGCGCCTGTTTTGGCCCCTTTTGGGGCCTTTCTTGCTTGCGGACTGGTCCGCCATAAAAAGGCGCCTAGGCGCCATTCCTTGCACCACAAACAAGCCCCGAAGGGGCAAGCATTGCACAATAAACACGCGGACGGGTTCGCCCGCTCGCCCGCGTGTGGCACGCCTTTGATTGCTGGCGCCTATGGCGCCATACATGCTGTTGAGCAAAACTACAATAAAATCAGCAGCTTATATGCACAAAAATGCAGTATCTAGAATGTAACACGCGAGGCATTAAAACGCCATGCAATGGCCTGAAGCGAGGCACGCCGCAGGCGTGACGGGTTTCACCCGGCCCCGAAGGGGCGAGTGTGGCTTAGGCGGTTTCAGGCCCTTGTAGGGCCATTCTATGCCCTAGGATAGCCATCGGGCATCACCAGCGGATAGGCTGCAATAGAAAAAGCAGGGTTTGCTTAAAAATGCAGTTTTCGTAGTTAAGCAAAACAGCCTGAAATTGCAGCAGAAAGCCCGCCACCACAGGCGAGCCACAGCAAACAGCCCGCCCTATAGGGCGGGCCATAGGCTAGCCGGGCGGATTTCAAGCCAGCCGCAATTATCCTACAATTTGCCCCATTTGTGTCAGTCTTTTCAGGATATTGTTCACGGTTGACCCGTGCCACTGCCCGCCCCTCGCAGTATACACACCTTGTGTGTTCAGGGTTGTAGCTATTTGTGCTGTCGTCATCCCAATGCGTCGCAGTGGTAACACCACGCTAGCCAGCCGCAGCGCGAACTGATCGGCCACAGCAGCCACAGCAGCAGCGGACGCTAGGCCAGCCCTAGCGCTAGTATCTAGGGGTGTCTTGTGCGTGTGTACTCCGAGGGGTTCACCGCGTGCTTTCTTAGCCTGCAGCGCCGCCTTAGTGCGCTCACTAACCATTCGCCGTTCTTGCTCGGCAAGCATCGCTTTTAGGTGCAGCATAAACGGCTCACAGTGTAAGCCATCCTCTGCACTGGCAAAGCGTACTTGCCGGTTCATTAGGCCCGCTATGAACTCCACTGAGCGGCTTAGCCGGTCTAGCTTCGCCACCAGCAGGACGGCCTTAGACCGCTTAGCATGGGCCAGTGCAGCCGCTAGGACGGGCCTGCCGTCCACGCCCTTAGCCCCGCTAGCTACCTCTTCATAGGTAGCAAGGATATTCACCCCGCTAGAGGATGCGAACTGTTCTAGTCTGGCGGTCTGCGCCTCTAGTCCATTGCGACTGTCGCCTTGTTCACGGGTCGATACGCGGGTGTATGTGATGCAGTCCATCAGATTCCTTTTCGTTGCTATAGGTATATCCTATCACGAAATAGGCCGTAAGAACAAGACCAAAGGGACATTAGGTTTTGTTCTAGGTCGATTCCGTGGTGTATACGCGACGAAGAGTAACAGTCAGACCCTACGCTTGACATGGGATTGAAACTAGTGCTAGAATGAGGTATGCGGATATTTTGCAGTCTCATGGCGTGGCATAAGCCCACTGCGGCGTCGGTTAAACACCTCGCTCGCACAAGTACGAAAAACCCGCCACAGATATATTCCTGGGCGGGTTTATTGCAAAGACCAGTGCTTACTGGTTATCAAATTTTTTTTTTTTTTGAAAGTTTCAGTCGTCAATTTCGACAGTGTACGCTAGCAGGGCTTGGTATACACGATGGTCGATTTGTGACTTGTACTCTTCAGCTAGAGTCTTGCATTCGTCTTCTTTAGCTTTCTTATAAGCCGCGAAAGCGGCCTGCGGTGAAGTAAAAGAGCCTAGGTGTTTTTGTTTTCCCTTCACTTTTACATACGCATAAAACTTATTCCGCTTCTTGTCCAAGCAAACTCCGATAGGCCACTCACCTCTGATAGCATTACTTTTTGTCAGAGTGGAATTGACCTCCGCTGACACAAATACGCAGAGTTCTGGACAGTAGACCTTATTTCCTTTCAACAGTATGTCCTTATCTAAGGTGCCTTCTCCGTAACCTACTTGTGTTATGGCCCACTCCACGAAGTCATGACAAGACTTAAAAGTGGTTGTACAGCCAATGTAGGTCGGATTAAGCTTCTGAAAGCTCCCTCCGATTTTGCACCTGTTAGTCATATTGTTGTAATACTTTCCACCGACAGTGAAAGTATGCCTACCGCTCACATTTAATGTATACGTCCACTTGCCACACTCATTCTTGAAATCCTCAATGACCAACATTTACTCCTTTTTTCAACCATTAAACCTCTGACTTTGGATTTTCAGTAGCTAACGTACTCCGTCTTGATCCGCAGCCTGTTCATCAAGATGAACGCATCGCGCTCTTCCTCGGAGTTGAACTTCAGCTCAGTCACTTGTAGGCCATCACCGCTGGCGTACTGTCCATCGCCTTGACTAGCGGCTTCGTCCATCTGGGCGAGTACGTCAGAATCGACAACCCAGTGGATGCTCTGAGCGCCATCACCGTTGTCAGCGATAACAGCGTTGAGAATTGAAGTCATGAAGTTCCTTTCAGTTGGTCTTCGTTGAACATGGCTACTGGGAATAGTAAGCCGTTTACGGGTATCTCTCGCCTAGGTGTAGGGCTGTAGAAGCACACCCCCTTGTAGTACCGTGCCAGGGCAGTACACATCGCATAGCCAGAGTCGGCCCCGAAGGCCTTCAGGACTTCCATACGTTTGTAATACTCTTTGTCCCACCATGCTCCCGTCCTGCTAACTTGCAAGTCTCGGAGTACGGACTTCTTTGGAGTGTACTTGTACATCTTCAGAATGAAAACTTCGCACCAACACGGTAGTTGCCAATGGCTGCACTGCCATGAGCGACAGTGTTGACGCTGAGAATGATGTTGCTGGCCCACTTCGGGGCGTAGCAACGAGTGGCAAGGTTGAGTGCAATCAGCGACATGAAGTACACGTTGACTTCTCCCATGCTCGGAGTGTTACCGATGAAGATAGAGGCCGGTCCAGTCTCCCGGTAGTGCCTCGGGTCTTTGGCAATGTTTCGAGTCGTGCCCCAGTCAGCTACAAGAGCTGCGACAGTTGCGTAGGCGAGCGGGTCGGTCTTCAGGTTGACGGCACACGACGAAGTGGCCTCGAACTTGGGCTGCTCCACAGAGGCCCACTCCACTTGAACGACTTCGACGTGATGACTTCCGCCCTTGTACTCCAAGTCTAGAGGCTTAAGTTCTTGGGCAGAGGCTGATGCAGCGATGGCGAGGATTGCTGCGGCGATGATGTTCTTCATGGAGGGCTCCTTTCGATAGGCTGTTCCGTTTGTTGATGTGTGAATAGTGGCAGAGCAAGCTTACAGTAGCCTTACAACGTCTCTTGTATCAGCAGTCCACTTGTAAACGAATGTAGGAAGACCCTTCTTTATTGCTAGGTCTTTCATGTGGGCGCTGCCTTTTGATTGTCCATCCCACAAGATAAGGCAAGCATTCGCAAACTTAGCCATTTCTGCGTTGCGTAGGTACCCAGCCTTCTTGCCGTGCTTGTCCCAGTCTGCTGGGAACTTGTGAACCGCAAGGTTGTTTCGTTCGGCAAACAAAAGGCCCAAGGCATCAGCGCCTCGGGCCATTCCACAGACAACCTCGATAGACTGCTTGTGTTGCTTCCACATCCCGCTGTCAACCATCGCAAAGCGTAGGGCTTCGTAGTCATCTACGTTACGGCTGCCTGCGATGATTAACCTCATAGGCCTAGCCCGATAACCAGCGTTTCGCACATTTCATTGACAGCACTATCTCCAACTTCTACGTTAGCGTGGGCTTTGAGTACGATCCGAGAAAGGGCGTAAAGTTCTTCCTGGCTCTCAATGACAATCTCATAAAGTTCTTCCTGGCTCTCAATGACAATCTCAATAGGGTTGAATTCAGGCTCCTTGGTTTTAATCTTCATAGTAGCTCCTTCTTCCCGACAAACTCGTAGAGAGTGATATCGTTAACCGTGTGGATGCCATACTCTCCATACGGAATCCAATCCAGAACCTCGTCCAGCTCCTCTTCTGTGAAGTAGTTCTCATAGATGTCTTCAACGTCATCGTCCACGTACTCATTAGACGGCCAGTAGTTGTAGTTGGCTTTTAGTGCAGCAACTAGCTTGTGTAAGAGTGGCAGTTGTACTTCTTGAAGCTCTGTCAGCTCTCGAACGTAGTCACCATCGTTGGCATCGCCAACCACTTCAAGTAGAAATTGCATGGTTATGCAGTCCTTTCAATATGTGTTGTGAGTCCCAAGGACATTTACTTCTGTTGTGGTTATAGCTACCACACAGAGTACAGCCCAGCATAGTAAGTCGAGAGTACATCATACCTCCTAGTCTAGTGCCTTGTTGGGCATCAGCGCTTTGCAGCGTGCCGGCGCAATTCGTAGGGCTATCCGTGTGGCACATCGAGCGCCTCAAGAACCGCCGTAGCCAGCAGGCCAAGCTGGTCAGCATCCCAATCTTGCGGTATGCTAAAGCCCGCATGTCTCATGTGGCCTGCAATGGCTTCGATCTCTGACTCCGTAAAACTCATTGTAACTCCTTTGCCTTGTTAGGCCCTCCGGTTCCAAGCCTCTACGGCCTCGCGCGTCGTTGGGAAGAACCCACTACTCCCGCCACATCCGCCGAAACCATCTGGCTGGCTGGCATCGCAGAGCATTACCCACGATTCCGAGTGACCCCAAAACTCATTGTCATAGCCACTATCTTGCTCTGCCAGTGCCTGCGAAGTTATCAGCTTCAGGGCGCTCCCCTTGCCGCAGAACGGGCAGTTCTTTGGGATCGGTATACACTCCGCGCTCATCGCGTTATCCATATCACTTGCGCAGCTCCAGAGGCTCTACGAAGAACCTCGGCCTATTTTGTGATGCGTATGTGACTGCCTTGGCTTCGTCGTATCCACAGCCCCGCTGCAATGCCGTAGTAAGCTCTTTGACATGCCTCATGTTGCGCTGCGCGCAGTCTGCTTCAGCTCTTTCGGAGTCGTGGTAGCCACAGATGACGTGGTATCCAAGGTCAACCTCTTCACAGAGGACGAAGACTTCCGTCATTCTATGCGTACCCACTTCCACCCAAAAAACACTTCCTGCATTTTTCGCTGGAAGGCATTTGGTTGTTCTCCGGGTTTAGGCGTAAGGCAGAAGTCTGCGGAAATGTAGCAGTGCCAGCGCTGTGGCTTGTCGTCTTCTGGCGGGAGGATGCTCCACCCAGCTACCGCAATTGCGGCTGTTCCAAAATTGCTCATTCTTCTCCTCCTTCGAGTAGTGAATATCTCACCATTGCAAGCTTGAATGCATCGATTCTGTAGATCACGCCTCTCGTAAGGCACTCCACAACAACATCGTCGCACCAAGAATAAGTTTCGCAGTCAACTACTTTTACCGTCTCACCAGAGCACGATATGTAGACCTGACCTTCCTCTATCCCATACTTCATAAGTAACCCCTCAGACTTCTTTTGTAGTTGGTAGCTGGTTACGACTCATTCTGACGAATTGTAGCTGGAGTCTTCGTCGGTATGTACCCTTGTCTGGTGCTTCGCGCTTACGAGAGAATACCACAATCTGCTCTGCTGTTGCAAGGCATTCTCTCGTAGCAGAACGATCCCTCGTCCTCTACAAAATTGCACGAGTGGTACTGGCACTCACTGTAGCCTATCATGACAGTTCAAGCAAGTTGTGCTTGTCAAAGCCGGCAACGCCGTGCTCGCTGACAGTACACAAGACGTTGTACCAGAAGCCAAAACCCTCTTCCGTGAAGCTCCAGTTATCAAACGACATCAATGCAGCAAATGCTGAGTCATATGGGAATGTGTCAGGCTTTGGCGAGCTTGCCATATGTGAAGCCCATGCATGCGGGATTCCAAGGTCTTCAGTCAGGTGGGAATACAGGTCAGTATTGATAGACATGTGTTTCTCCTTGTAGGAGGGGCCGTAGCCCCTGTTCGTCTCAGTTCAACGCAGCGAGGAATGCAGAGATTACCTCAATTTTCGCCTTCACCATGCAGAGCGCGTTATGGCCTTTTGAAGAGTCGTAGAACTCGCCCGGATAGGCGTAGTTTGCGTCTTTCTTCAGGTCTGCGAGAGTATTACTCAGAAACTGCACTGTGTCAAGCGTCAGCGGAGTATTTACCGGGGTCATGCTGCCTTCTTCTCCTTGTGCAAAAGGTAGCTGTTGCTGATTGCCTTGAAGCTGAATTCACTGCCGTTCGACTTGAACACGATGCCTTCACGCTTCACGCCTTTGTTCATACCGTCGCCTTCGGCGAATGCCAGGATGTTGTCAACAACGTCTCGCACAGGCGTTCCTTCAGCGAAACCGAAGTCAACCAACATAGCACCGTGCTGAAGTACCGGGACATACTTCAGGCCAAGTGCCTTGACGATTTCTCGCGCGACTTCAGGTGAGTGGTAGCGTTGAGCGTCGATGTCGAAGACATCATACACGTAAAACTCGAAGCCTGCAACCTTTTCATAGTTACCTTGGATGCTGGGGGCAATCAGTTCGCCTTGAACAGCGATGTTTTGACCGTAGTTTTCCAGGGCTTCAAGAAGGAAATGCTCACGGACATACTGCGAGAAGTGGTTTCCATCATTGATGTCGAGCTGAATGTTACGACTGCACAGACCGTCAATGAACGCTGGAGTCTGGACAAGCCCGACAGCCTTCTTGATTGCGTGCCACTTCTTGCCAAACCAGCTCATACGCTTGACAGCGCGGACTTCGATATCCTCCGCTGCATGCGCGTAATGCGGGCTTAGCTTGTTGACATGGAAAATCGTCATTGAAGACCCGTCGAGCTTGATAGTGACCTCGAAAGACTGGTCTGCAACTTTCGGAAGCTCGCCAATGTAGTTTTGAACGCGCTCTTGGTCAGTCTTTCGCAGGAAGGACGGGAACGGCTTGGAGCCGGCAACCTTGCCAATTCCGCCAGCGTTGCTAGTTGCTTCTTCGGCCGGCTCCCACTTCTCAATCTTGAGAAGTTCAGTAACGTCTTCGCCCTCGACAACTGGGTTCATACGGACAGATGGCGACAGCTCAAAGTAGTCGCTGATTGGCATAATCAGCCCTTGGCTGATTTGCTTTCGCAGCTTGATAGTCTTCAGACGCATGCCGCGTTTCGTGCCCCAATTAGTGAAGCGGTCTTCAAACGAGGCGTAACGCTCATCGTCTGCGTTAAGGAACGAGTCAATCTCGAAGTACACGCACAGGTCGCCGACAGCGAACCGTCCCTTCTTACAGACGACAGTCCAGCCAAGGACATCGACTGCTTCAATAAGGTCGGCGCCGGGGATCGGTCGAACCGACAGCACACGTTGAATAGATGCAAGCTTTCGCACTGTTATTTCTCCTTGAAAAGCGGATCATTTTCTGCAGATACGCCAAACACCACGTCCGCGTGTGGTATGTAGGCGCAAGATGGATTTTGAAATGCATCAGTGTCTTGGTCGTGTGGGAAGAACTGAACCTCGGCACTGGCGAGCATAATAGCAAAGGCTTGAGCTTATGTCAACTGCTTACTCATAGCGCGCTGACAGCCTACACGTACTTTACAACCCAGAAGTTGATGATGCGTTTACCGTTGTTGGCAAGGCCGAGCTGACCTCGGCCGCCCATGTATGCTACCACGCTCCACCCATCTTCCTTGTAGTTGTTTTGCAACCACTGAAAGTAGACTTCCTGTCTGTAGCCCATATCTTCCACTTCAAGCTGACGCTGCTCTCTAACACACTTTTTACCGATCTTGTCAAGCTCACGCAAGGAGCCCTTCTGCCTGATTCTGCCAAAACCTGCTATCAACGCTCCGAACTCGGCCATGCTCATGTCAAAATCGAGGATGCAGATGCCTGAAACTGGGTCTGTCACTTCAAAACTGATGTAGTCGTCTTGAGAGTTGCACATCACCTGTGCGCAACGGAACTCAAGTTCAATTCCGTCGTGCTTGTCTTCACAGAGCGGCCTTTGCTGCGTTCAGGAACGAAATCAGGTCGTCAATGTCGCCCGCCTTGAACCACATACCAGGGATGTCAATGCGAATGGTGTTGTCATCCTTGTCAAACATGTACGCAACGTCAGCGTCCATCACAGGCGTCGAAAAAGAGCCCTCATCAGCGTCAAGGCTGATGACTTCATTGGCTTGGGGCTTAAAGACGAATTCGCGGTTCATAGTCTCTCCTTTGTGAAAGCTTCCCGCACTGGCGGGGAGAATTTTGCGCCTACGGCGCTGTCAGACTTCAATCATAGCTCATCTTCAACTGAAGAGCAACTACTGCTGTTGGCTTGTCTCCGCTTGGGTCGGGGACTGGCGGTACAACAAGAATGTTGGCACCGTACTTGCCATTCTCGTACTGTAGCACACCTAGACCGAGAAGTCCAAGGTTATATTTGTAACGAGGATAGCCGCTTACGAGGCCGTAGATCGCGCCAGCAGACCAGTTACCGTGTGACCACGGTAGCCACGCCTTGCCTGCGTAGATCGAGAGCCGATTGTAGCTGTTGTTGTATGCGCCTGCAACAACTTTCTGATCTTCATCCTTGGCCTTGTACTCAAAGCCGAACCCAGTGTTCTGTTCGTTGAAGTGTGCAGAACGGTCTGAGTGGTAAGACCGGATCATAGCTGTTGTCCAGATTTCTTGTGCGTTGACGGGCAGCGCCAAGGGCAGAAGCAGCGCCAACGCTGCGAGTGCCTTCTTCATTGTAGTCCTTTCAAGGGGTGAAGGCAATAAAAAAGCCCGCCACGCAAAATGCGCGGCGGGCCGCTGTAACGAGGCGCGTAAGCGCCCCTCTTCATTAGTCTGCAGACGCTGCGGTAGCATCCTCATAGGCCGCATTGCGCGCTTCCCAGCGGGCAACGAAGCTCTCTGCATCCAGCCAGATGTCCTTGCCAGCGAGAAGGTTGTCAAGCTCTTCCTCTGACAGAAACCCTTCGTAGGTCGAGCGCATCACGCGCTCCATGTAGGCGTCTGTATGCTTTGTCTCTGCACGCCAGTCTGAGAACTTCCCAGCGGGGCCTACCGAGCCGTTGTGGATCAGGCAGTTGAAGTTCTCAGAGAGCGTGAATTCGTCTGCGTTCAGCAAGATGACGCTTCCAGCGGAATGCACGCCACCGGAGGCTTTGACGATGACCCTAGCACTGCACTCGCGCATAGCGTGAATCAGCGTGTCGGTAGCATCGAGAGAGCCCCCAGGAGTGGACAAGTGAATCTGCACAACGTCAAGTTCAGATGCAATACTCATCGCTTGGATGGCATCAACAAACTGAGACGCATCAAGGATTGGACCGTACAAGAAGATGTTGTACACGCCAGCATTTGCTGGCACATACGAGACGCGGAAGGCATTTACGTCTTCGTATCCAGAGTCATCGGCAGACTTCTGAGTGGTGGCCGTTACGCCAAACTTTCGCATTGATGCTCCTTTACTTTCCATGTTTTACCGTATAGCAAGCGCCATTAGCATTTAAGTGCGCTATCATTTTGGCCCTATAGGCGACTGCCGCCGCGTAGGCAGGGATAAGCCCAAACTTCTTCTCCGGGAACGACTTGCTCTTCGTTTCGCCATCGACTTCCCACCAAGCAATCGCCCTAGTACCTCCAGATTTATTGTAGTACCAAGTCACCCCTGTGTTGCCGGACGTGTTGTTTTTCATCTTACGCCTGTTCTGAACTTGCTCTGAAGGCGTCGCCCATCTTATGTTTCCTAAGATGTAGCCAGCATCGTTATCTACCCTGTCAAGTGCGGAGTTAAGGCCGAAATTCGGTAGCGACGAAACATAGGTGTAGAAGCATTCAAAATCGTCAACAAAGTTGTCCCCGACCTTGATACCTCTTCCACCGTAGTCGTGGTAAAAAGCGGAGCTAGTGCAGTAACACCGCTTTTTGGCATCGTTCCATGCAACGCGCACCTTACGCCAGAGGATTGGTTTAACCATCTCAGTTGCTATAGTACATCTTGACGAGTGCCCTAGTCAGCCCCGAACGCACAACATCATCAGGAGAGAACCTGACCACACCAAACCCTGCATCTAGTTCATCTATTTCGTCCGAGCTAAGGTAGTTGGGGTGGGTTTGTAGCATTTTTTCAATCAGTCCGACAGTCACCATTAGCCCACTGCTATTGCTCAAGTCATTCTGCTTTTCATCTCCAGTGAAAATAAGTTGGCAGTTTTCACCGAGGCGAGTCAAACACATCTCCATCTCAGATTCTGTAAAGTTCTGACTCTCCTCAAGAATGACGATGCAATCCTCAAATGACATGCCGCGCAGGTACTCTACAGGCTTCATTTCGATTACCTCTTTTTCGAGGCAATACTTTGCGTACCCTGCACCAAGGAACTTCTCAAGGTGGCTCATCGTCTGAGCAAAGTAAGGCGCAAGCTTTTCCTTGATGTCACCGGGAAGGAGCCCGACTGACTTGCCAACACTGACCGCAGGACGCACAAGGAAGACCTTCTTGATACGCTTGCTGCGTAACTGCTGGGCTACGCGGTAGGCGGCAAGCATCGACTTGCCAGTACCAGCACTTCCAGTCAGGAAGATGATGGGCACACCGTCTGTGAGAAGACCGATGGCTTTACGCTGATTGTTGTTCTTCGGCTCCAGCTTCGGCACTGCTGTTGCAGTTGGCGCTGGAGCGTCGTTAGAGGCGTACTCCTGTGGCCGGATGAATCGCGGATCGGGTGTGGCGTCGATCTTTTCTCGGCGAGTCTGGCGACGGGTCTTAAATTTGCTTCCCAATTTCACCTCCAATACTGTTAATTTCAAGCCGACACGGCTTTGACCTGAACTGAGTATACACCTTGAACTTGGTAGAGTCAATCGGTTCTCAGCAACGATGGTTGTGATTTTTGATCTTCCAGCCGCTTGCGCCCCCACTTCGCAAGGATGAGGTGGTCGAATGTTGCGTTGTCGGGGATATCCCCGGTGAAGAACGTCTCTAACAGACTTCTGTAGTGCTCTGCCATCTGTTCGGCATCAACTACGCGTTGCTTTAACTTTGCAACGGCTGCACTCATGCTTGCTCCCTCTTTGCGGCTTTTGCCGCTCTGGCGTTAGCCAGAATCTCTGCACGGGTGAGCTTTACTTCGTCCTTGATGTCGCTGTCACGGAGCATGACGCACTCGAAATTGTACCCCAACATAGCTGGCGGATTTGATGGGTCGAGTTCCCAGCCTTCGTCTGCTGCCTCAAGGATTTGCACAACAAACGATTCTATATTGCCAGTCAGGATCGCTTTACTGTTCTTCATTCACAATCTCTTCCGGCTCCTCTCCGAGGTAGTCGTCAAGTGTCAGTTGCTCGATTACTGCGTGAAGATCAACGTAATCGTCGTCTCCCCACTCCGGGGCTTCGTCATGATTTCGGGGCACAGATGATACCTCCATTCAAAGTTAATGATTAAGAGGTATACCTAAGTCATTGTCTAAGTTATTGTCTAAGTTATTGTCTAAGTAAACACCTTACTACCTGACTAAATACCCTCTCAGTAAAAATAACTAAGTATTGTCTAAGTTATATACTTTAGTATTTACTATAGTATTACTTAGGAGTTGTCTTAGTCATATAACTAGAGTGTACAGCACGAAGTCGTTCTTGTCAAGCCCTGGAGAGGGCCAGTTCTCATTGTTGAGAATTCCGGCCCGTCAGGGTCCGTCTTCCGGTGCAGGCGTTGGGCGGCTAGGCCGCTGGTTGGTGCAAAAGACTGTGGCAATGCTTAGGCTAGCCAGCACCATCGGTGCCAATAGCCCTAGAAGGCTCTAGAACGGCCTAGGAGGCTCCCAAACAGCCTTGCCTAGGCCAGGGTAGCCTGAGGCTGTTCCAGGGGCTTCTAGAGCGTTCTATGGCCTTCGGCCTGTTTGTGCAAGGAAGGCGCCACAGGCGCTATTCGCAGAGTTGCACCCTTCTCACCCGTAGGGTGCAGGGCTGGCCCTGTACAGGGCTTGACAGAGCCTAGGCATAGGCTACAATGACGACTGCGCAATGAACCGGGAGGGCGGATGGATAGAACCTTGACTCAGATGGTTGGACTTGTGTTCGGGAGGCTGACAGTGGTGGCCAGGGACGGTAAAGACCGGCACGGGCAGGCTATGTGGGCGTGCAGATGTTCGTGCGGTGGATCGACCACGGTGCGAGGAGCCCACCTTCTGAAGGGCACGACCGTGTCGTGTGGGTGTGCTTTAGTCGACTTTCCCCAGAGGGACGACGTTAGAGAGGCCCACGGCTCTTGACAGAACCTCTGCGGCGTGTTAAAATCCATTCCTGACCAAAATGGAGGTAGCAATGAGCAATCATGACGGCTCCACTACCTCTGTTGTAGTGGTGATGCAAGAGGAAGCACCGAGCTTCCTGACGAACAGTGTAGACCTAAAGAAGCTCCACACGGACATCAAGCGACACACCAAGGCTGCTATCGAGGCGCTGGTGTCTATGCTCGACAGCACTGACCAAAAAATTAAGTTGACAGCGGCAACAAAGCTGTTAGAATTCCAAGTGGCGGTAGCGAAAGAGTTAAGCTCTGACCAAATGCAACGCCTCATCGCAGAGGTAAAGCTGGTGAAGAATCCCAAGAGCAACTTGGTTCCTGTGGAAGACCATAAGTCCAGACCGCTGGTCGACTTCACCACAATCCGGTCTGTGGAATAGATTTCATCAAATCTCTTGACATCTAGCTATTCTCTTGTAGAATAGCTACAAGTAAAGACACGGGCGTCTCCCCGCAACGGTGCGGGACCGGGCTGTAACCCCGGCTGCCTTCGGGCAATGATAGGTTCGATCCCTATGGCGCCCACCAAACAATGATGTACTTGACAAATCAACACTGTCATGTACAATGACGAAATGGGCTGTGATTGAGCTGGGGTTCTTGGCTGCTTTGCAAGCAGTTATCGGTGGGTTCGATTCCCACACAGTCCACCATCAACAAATACAAACGACAGCGAGGGCTAGTCTTGAGTAAAGCAAGTAGTGAAAAGAAGTCTAACCAGCTTGGCATGAACCACAGTACAGCGAGCCACAGGCTTGTGAAAGACCTTTTGTGGAACTTCATCGTCAACGCAGGCTTGTCAAACTGTTGCAAGTGTGGCAAGCCGATGACGCGAGAAGATTTCTCAATCGAGCACGTTGAGCCGTGGTTAGATAGCGACAACCCTGTTGGAAAATTTTTCGACATAGGGAACATCGGATACAGTCATCAATCCTGCAACTTTGCTGACGCGAAGGGTAATCGGAAGTACGACAGCAGGGAAGAGGCGAAGCAAGCTCACCTGGAAACAGCACGAGCTTGGAAGAGAGCAAATAGAACATACTGCCCGGTCGAGCGCAAACAGCGTTACGAACGTCTTGGCACGTAGCCCTGCTAGTTAAGTGGTATAACGCTGGCTTTGTAACCCAGCATCGACTGTTCGATCCAGTCGCGGGGCACCAAATATTATGCGCGAGTGACGGAATTGGCATACGTACCGGCCTAAGAAGCCGGGTTCTGTGGGTTCGACTCCCACCTCGCGCACCAAGTGTTATGCAGGTTTGGTCTAGTGGTTGGGCCTTAGCCTTCCAAGCTAATGAGGCGGGTTCGATCCCCGCAATCTGCTCCAAAGAATTTTCGATGACCACTCTTTACGAGAAAGATGGCGAAGTCCTGGGTCGGGACTAGCTCCAAAACTACTGAGGATTTGCGGCCTTGACAGTCAGGCCATAAGGTAGTAAACTACTGTCAATGGGGAAGTTAGCCGAGCTGGCCTAGCGGCAACGGCCTTGAAAGCCGAAGACCCTGAAAAGGGGTGTGTGAGTTCGAGTCTCACCTTCTCCGCCAACATTCTGCCCTGTTAGCTCAGTTGGCTAGAGCAACCCCCCTTCGCGGGGAAGGTCAGCGGTTCGAGTCCGCTACGGGGCGCCAAGCATTGTTGATTAACAAGTGGAGTCAAGAAAGTGACCCTTTCCACTCCGTTCCGTTAGTGCAATAATACTGCAAACCACTATGTCGTAAGTCCACAACATTTCTACGACTTGACATACGCTGGTTTGCACTTTTCAGTGTAACCACTGACATACAGTATCAGTGCGAGTATTCTTCTGAGCGAAGAATACAAGAATTAAAACTGAGTACAAAGCCATGTCATGCCCGCCTAGCTCAGTCTGGAGAGAGCAATCGCTTATAAGCGATAGGTCGCTAGTTCGATTCTAGCGGTGGGCACCAGAATTGATGCGGAGTAGTTCAGTCCGGTAGAACAGCGTTATACAAGGGCAATTCAGAGGAGGTTACAGGTGCATCATACCACCACAAAAGGGGACATCGGCGTTGCAATGGTTACTGCTGACTTGCTTTGTCAGGGCTATGAAGTAATGATGCCAGTATCCGCAGTATCTCCTTTCGATGTCGTAGCTTATCGCTGCGGGAAGTTCTCTAGACTTCAAGTTAAGTCTAGAGAAGTCGTAAATGGCAGGATTTCTTTTCAGCTCCGCAGAGCAATTATTTCATCAGGGAAGATTGCTCAGGTTCCTCTTTCTAGGGACGACGTAGACGGTATTGCAGTATATTGTCCGACTACGAAGTCTTGCTATTACTTGCCGATGGAAGGTAGCCAAACAGTTACGTTGAGGATATCCGAACCGGCTAATGGTCAACGAACAGGGATCAAGTTTGCTGACGAATACAAAGTATTTAACCTGATTTAAGCTGACGGTCGTGGGTTCAAATCCCACCTCACGCAACCAATACGGATTCTTAGCTCAGTTGGTAGAGCGGCGCCCTTACAAGGCGTAGGTCACAGGTTCGAGCCCTGTAGAATCCACCAGTATTGGCAAAAACACGCAAGTGTTGATGGTTCGAGCCCACCCATCCAGACCATAATCATTTAGCTCTACCTCTTGGCTGTTTCTCCTTCTCCTTGGGCTCGGAGGTAGAGCTAAATGATAACACGGCCCCGCTCAGAGGTATCTCTGCTGCGGGGTTTTTCACATTGTATTCTGAGTTCAATGCATCTAGCGTAAACACTGTCCGCAGGTGGCTTGGTGTGTTGAACTCAGAATATTTACTTACCTGCGGAGGTTATATGAAAGTTAGAGTTCCAAATGGCAGAAGTATTGCTCTCTCTAAGAGAAATACGACTCATGGAATGAGTAAGAATCCTGCCTACAGTAATTGGAAAGATATGGAAAAACGCTGCTTCAATCCAAAAAATAAACGATACAAGGATTATGCCGAGAGGGGTATATCTGTCCATCGTGATTTCGTTGAAAGTTTCCCTACTTTCCTTAAAGAAATTGGAGAAAAGCCTGAAGGAAGTGGTTGGAGTGTTGGTAGGATAGATAACAATGCTTGGTACACATACGGTAATATCCGATGGGAGCGTATCGAACAGCAGGCTAGAAATCATTCAAAACAGCGAAACAATACTAGCGGTATTACAGGTGTCCAGATTCGTCGTAGGGAGATTTCAGGCAGAATTTACACTACTATCAGTGCCAACTGGTCCGACCCAGAAAATGGAAAGCGCACAAAAGACTTCAGTGTAGACAAGTACGGATATGAAGTAGCTATGCAGATGGCCATCGCCTTCAGGGAGATGAAGATTAAAGAGCTGAACTCGAATGGTATAGTATATGAACCATCTCACGGGAGTAATAAATGAGTGACGACAGGTTAATCTTTGCACCATGTAGTCTGAAGCAGCAGATGATCCTGCTGGATGATGATACAGATATTCTGCTTTGCGGTGGTGGTAAACTTGTGCCTCCACGTTAAAAACAATCCTCTAACTCGGTGAAACTCTCTGCGAGACAATACCGAGCGAAGCCGCTATAATGGCGGAACGTGTAACGACTATCTCGAAAGAGAGTACACCTAAGCGGGTGGAAACGGGGATTACCTGCTATCACAGGTAAAGATATAGTCTGATCTGCATGGCGACATGCAGCGGCCCATTTGGGCGGGGAAGGTATAGCAAGCCTTTTTGAACACCATTGGCAGGAGGCGGGAAATCGCACGCATGCCTTACCAAGGCGTTGAAGTACATCAATGACCCCGCAGCGCGTGTCATGATCGTCCGACGTAGCTACCCTATGCTGAAGCTGTCTGGGGGCCTTGTAGACGAATCTAAGGGCATCTACACACACTTCGGGGGTGTGCTCAAGGTTCAAGCCCTGACATGGGTATTTCCTAACGGAGCTACAATCCAGTTCGCGGCTATCCCTGACAACCTAGGCGAGTGGCAGGGGCTGCAAGCAACGAACATCCTCGTTGACGAAGCCGCAGAGTTCACACAAGAGGAAATCCTGTTCCTACTCTCACGTCTTCGTGGTGCAAAGTACAAGGGACACATGAACATCACGATGACGTGCAACCCGTCGCGTGACTCATTCCTTTACGACTGGGTTAAGTATTCACTTAATGAAGCAGATGGCATCCCAGCCAACGGAACTGAAAACATTCGCCGGTACTTCTTCAACGAGTCTGGTAAAATGTACTGGGCAGACAGTGTTGAAGAGCTTTGGGAAAAGCCTGGACAACCTCTAGGCAAGAATCGTGACCCGTCTAAAGGCAAGATCACATTCCTTCCAAAGAGTTTCAGGTTCATCCCTCTCACGGTGTATGATAACCCGATTCTGCTGAAGAACAACCCTGGGTATCTTGCAAACCTGCTGTCACAGCCGCGTGTAAACCAGCTCCGATACCTACATGGGTCTTGGACTGCACGCGCAGAGGGTTCTGGGTTCTTCCGCAGGGACTGGGTTGAGATTGTTGACTTCCCGCCTGTTAATCCAGTCGCTGTAGTCCGAGCATGGGATATCGCTGCAAGCGTCGTTTCAGAGTCTACACCAGACCCGGACTGGACTGCGGGAGTGAAGATGTCTAGAGATAAATACGGCATCTATTACATAGAGCATGTTCATCGTACCAGAAAGTTGACTGACGGGGTTCTCAAGGACATATCCGACACGGCAAGAAACTTTGATGGCCTAGACTGTCAAGTTACTATTCCTCGTGATCCTGGGGCGGGTGGTAAAGTAGCTAATGCATTTTTCATCAGGGCATTGGCGGAGGACGGCGTTGCAGCAAAATCTGTTGTAGTGTCTGGTCAATCTGGCAAGATACAGCGCTTCCTACCATTTTGCTCGCTTGCAGAAAGTGGAGCCGTCCGTGTAGTCCGAGGAGACTGGAACGAGGACTTCCTCTCAGAGCTGGAATGTTTTGAAGGCTCCCGCAATCAACATGACGACATGGTGGACGCCACATCCGACGCATTCAACACATTGTCGCGTCAAGTTCAACTCCCGACGTTCGCAGTACCCGTGCTTTCACAAGCAAGTCCTGTGCCAACTGTGTAGGACTTGACAAATACATAAAGCCGTGCTACAATCACGGCAATCAAAGGAGCAATTACATGCCTGAAGCGAATACGCCGGAGGGCGTAGACCCCGCTGCCCTGGCTCCAGACCCGCAAGCAGTCGTCCCGCGACTCAAGCTCGGCGAGCAAGGTGTCCTAGGTCTTAAGACCAGCAACAAGCGAATTCTCGAAGAAGCTCAACAAGCTTTCCGCTATCCTAACTTCATTTCAACAGTGAACGAAATGCGCAACAACCCTACGGTTGGTGCGGCTATGAATGTTTACAGAATGATGATGGCGCGTGTTCCGTGGAGCGTTGAGCCTGCTGAAGATGCCACCGACCAAGACAAGGCTCGGGCAGAGGCTATCCACACGATGATGCACGACATGGACGGCTCTTGGTCGTCTTTCATTGAAAGTGTCGTCCCGTACCTTGAGTATGGCTTTGCTGTAAACGAGATTGTATTGCGACGCAGACTGAAGCGCAACGGGTCTAAGCACAACGATGGACTCATTGGGCTGAAAAAGCTTGCACCTCGCAGCCAAGACACGATCTGTGGGTGGGTGTTCTCTGAGGATGGTGCAGACCTTATCAAAGTAGAACAGTCGCTCACCCACATTGAAAACGCCTACCGTTTCCAAAATCGCACAAATGTCAATGGACGCCTTGAAATTGACAGAGAGAAGTTCCTACTATTCTCGGCAAGCGCGACAAAAGGAAACCCAGAAGGCAATTCGATCTACAAAAACATCTACCTCGCATTCAAGCAGCTTTCTCTGCTCCAAAATCAAGAGCTGGTGGGTATTGCAAAAGATGTTCAAGGTATTCTCAAGATCACAATTCCTCCGCGATATCTTGACCCAAATGCTTCGCCAGAAGACAAAGCTGCAGTAGCCGCATTCCAGACGATCATCGACAACTACAACGCTGGCACCCAGCGCGGCCTGCTTGTCCCGAACATGATCGACCCGGAATCTAAGCTTCCGCTGTTTACCTACGACTTGATGGAGTCCAAGGGCGGTGCGAAATACGATACAGAGTCTGTTATCCGTCGCCTACAAGGTGACATCCTTTCTGCTCTCAGTGTCGATATCCTCAAGCTCGGCGCTGAAGGTTCTGGCTCATTTTCTCTCGCCGAGAGTAAGAGTTCTGTTCTTGCGCTTGCAATCGACTACCGCCTTCGTGAAGTCGCTGAAGTGCTTAACTCTCACCTCATGCGTACATTGTACGAAATGAATGGCTGGGACACAAGCAAGATGGCAAAGTTTGTCTACTCTGACATCGAAGAAGTCAGCCTCGAAGAATTCAGCAAGGCAGTGCAGCGAGTGTTCTCCACAAGTGCCATTGAAGTTGATCGCTCTGTTCTCAACCGCGTCCGCAAGGTTCTTGGAGTTCCTGAGAAGCCAGACGATGAGCCTGTTGACAAAGAAAACCTTCCTTCTGCCCTTGCCGGTAATTCTAGCAAGTCTGGCGCAGGAATGGAAGTAGGCACGACTGGAAATGGGACAGCAAAGAACCCGCAAGGCGGCAAGGACACTTCCACGGCTAACGCCGACAATGCCGCTTAGCATAGCATGGCGTACGTTTACTGGATACACCTCCCTGAGCACATAGACATGTTCAGGGAAGGCTACATAGGCGTTACTAAACACACGTTGTCCGAGAGACTTAGGCAGCATAAGAAGGAAGCCGCTGGCGGTAGCACTTACGCTGTTCACAACGCGATTAGAAAGTACGGAAGTGATTTGATTGTGCAACCGTTACTTGAGGCGGATGAAGAGTATTGCTATTGTATTGAGGCCAAGCTTAGACCGTCTAGGCACATCGGTTGGAACATAGCCGAAGGTGGAGGAAAGTCCCCGATGCGCGGTGTTACAGGAGAGGCCCACCCTAACTTTGGGAAGTCTCTATCAAACGAAACCAGAGCAAAGATAGGTGTAGCCAACTCTGGTCGCAGGAATGGTCTCTACGGTAAGACTGGCGACAAGAATCCGTTCTTTGGTAAGCGGCACTCTGTGGAAACAAAGGACAAACTTAGGCACAAGCCTTGGGAGTATGCCAAATCCGACAAGTCTGTATGGGCTTCGGCAGACACTCTATATTCGCTATTTTGCGAGTTGACGAGAAAGAGCCACTACACGCTGTCACGTATGAGTGGATTAGAAGCTTCCAAGTTGTTTGCAATCGTTCAAAAATTCAAATCCGGTTGGATTCCAAGTAGTGATCTAAACTGGTTAGCTTTTAAGGATATTTATGGCGCATCATCTTCATAGGTTTGCCGCCTCCATTTGGAATCGCCCACATCTAATCACGACAGAAGCTTTCAGCGTAGTGCTCGACTACCTTGATTCCCGCAACTCGCTGGATTACAGGATGGACATTTTTGACGGCCCAGAGCCTGAAGACGATCAAGAAGAGCCGATGTACGCAAACGGCCTCGGCGTCCTTCGTGTAGATGGAAGCTTGACATACAAGCCTGTGATGACGCTCTGCGGGGAAGCTGGTACTAGCTACCAGTCTCTTGTAAATCAAGTCGAAGACATGGCCGAAGCTGGCGTAAAGACCATTGTCATGGAAGTAACGTCTGGTGGCGGCGAAGCCTCTCACGTATTCCAGGCTTGTGAAGACATCCGCGCAATTTGCGACGAAAATGATATCACACTTATCGGATATGCAGACACTATCGCAGCGTCTGCGGCTTACGCCCTCATCTGTGTGTGCGATCAAGTAATCGCTAACCCATCTGCCTCCCTCGGATCAATCGGCTGCGTTGTAGCCCTTCTCGATACGTCGAAGGCCATGGAAAATGCCGGACTGAAGCGAATCTTCGTCACATCTGGGGAATCAAAGGTTCCGTTTGCTGAGGATGGCTCATTCAAGAAGTCGTTCCTTGTAGATATTCAGTCTGACGTAGACAGGCTCAATGCAGAGTTTGCCACACACGTCAGCAAGTACACTGGTCTTGATGTAAAGACTATCACCGGATTTGAAGCCAAAATATTTGATGCTGCAACAGCAGTTGAGAAGGGGCTTGCAAATGCTGTCATGACGAATAAGCAGTTCGCTGCATACGTCTCTCAAATTCAAAAGGAAATGCAATGAAGCAAAATACAATGCTTGCTCGCCTGATGGCGAAACTTGGAGCTTCTGAGCCTGTTGTATCCACCAGCGTCGAAACCCTTCGGGCAGAGTTTGATGCCTTCAAGGCGTCTTCAGAAACTGCGCTTGCGGATGCTACTACTCAGCTTCAAGAGATATCTACAGCCCTTGAAACCGCCGTCGCTGCTGTTGCCGAGGCTGACGCCAAGGTAGCAGAACTCCAGGCACAACTCGAAGCTGTAAACGCCGAGAAGATTGCCGCTGAAGCTGAAGCCGCTGCAAAGCGCCTCACAGCTCGCAAGGAAAAGATTGAAGCTGCCGTAGGAACGTCAAAGTCTGGCGCCATTACGGCTGCAACTGAAACGCTTGATGACGCAGCGTTTGACGCTGTTGTGTCGGCTCTGAGCCTGTCTGTTGATGCCGAGGGCAAGACGGGCATGTTCAAAGAAGTCGGCGTAGCTGCTGAGGCTAACGCTGCGAAGGTCGAAGAATCTGCTGAAATGAAGATTCTTCGTGAAAAGTACAGCGCAAAGTAAGCGCACCCTCTTTAGCTAAAAGGAAAATCAATGTCTGTTTTTGCAACTGACTCAACCCGCCTGTCTGGCGTCGTGAAGTACGAGTTTGAACCTGCTACTTCATACTGCCGTGAATCGGTGGTGCTGAATGACACAGCTAACCTCAACCTGAAGGTTGGTGCTGTTCTCGGCAAGGTAACTGCCACCGGCAAGTACAAGCTCTCGCTCTCGGCTGCTGCTGATGGCTCACAAACCCCGGCTGCGGTTCTCATCGCTGACGGTCTTGGTCTTTCGACCGACATCACCCTTACCAGCGGTACTGACGCCAAGGCAGTTGTTCTTGTTCGCGGTCCCGTGATTCTGGCTGACGCTGGTCTGCAACTCGGAACTGGTCATACTGTGACCTCCGTGAAGACTGCTCTCGCTGGTGCCGGCCTTCTGGTCGAAACCGCAATCTAACTAATCTCGTGGGCTGTGTCTACTGGATTCACTTGCCAACGCACACAAACCTTTTGACTGAGGGTTACATAGGAGTTACTTCGCGTAGTCCTAGTGACAGGTTTGCTGAGCATCTTAGCGAGGCTAAGCGGGGTAATTCTAACACACTGTACAAAGCAATTCGTAAGTATGGTGACGAAGTTGTTCTAACAACTCTTGTCTCAGGAAGCGAAGACTACTGCTTAGAGACAGAGCGAAGATTGCGCCCTAAAGAACGGATTGGTTGGAATGTGGTACAAGGTGGTGGAAAGCCGCCTGCACACGTCAAACATTCCGAACAAGCCAAGGCGAAGATAGCAGAAGGCGTTAGACGAAGCTCTAACTCCCCTGCGAGACAAGCTGCTGCAAAAGTCAGATCAGGAATAAAACGATCTGAAGACGCCAAAATAAAGATGCGGGAGGCTGCTAAAGACAGGCTACCGTGGGAAGTATCTAAGGCGGATAAATCGTTGTGGGCCAGGGCGGCTGAAATATTCCAGTTCTGGCAAGCCAACTCTCACTTGGGATACACAAGCTTGGGTAAACATTTCGGTCTTCCGAATAAGTATGCCCTACAAGGAATGTATCGTAAGTTTAAACAAAATTGGAACCCGCTTATAGACCACGAATGGCTGGGCTGGATTCAGACACTAACTGTGAAAAAGGATTTTAAATCATGATTATTCGTAGCTTTGCAAACGGCTTTGAAGTGGCCGATTGGACCCAAGAAGTCAACGTAGTCCCTAACCAATGGGGCACAATCGGCCAGCTCGGACTCTTCCAAGAAGAATCTGTCGCTGAGCATGTGGTGGTTTTTGAAGAAATCATCAAGGATGGCGGACTCATCGTTGACCGCGTTCGTGGCGACCGTGGATCGCAAGGTAAGGATGCAACTCGCAAGCTGCATACCTTTGCGGTTCCTCACTTCCCGTATGACGACTACATCAGCCCGCAAGACCTTCAGGGCAAGCGCGCTTATGGCTCGGCTGCCGGTGTTGAAACTCTCGAAGCTGTGCGCGCACGCAAGCTTGAGCGTATTCGCCAAAACCATGCTTGGACGCTGGAATTCGCCCGCGCACAAGCAGTCACGGGCGCTACCGTGTACTCGCCGAACGGCACTGTGTCGCAGAACTGGAACACTGAGTTCGGTGTGACCCGTACATCTGTTGACTTCCTGCTCGGAACTGGCACGACTGAAATGATCGCGAAGATTGAAGCTGGTATCTCCCAGATTCAAGACAACGCCTTCGGAGCTTCGGTGACCGGAACTGTTGTTCTGACTTCGCCGGAATTCTTCGCCAAGCTGATTTCGCACGCCTCTGTCAAGACTGCGTATCAGTATTACATGAGCACGCAAGAGCCCCTGCGTCAACGTCTGGGTGGCGCTTCGGCTCTCCACCGTCAGTTTGAGTTCGGCGGCACGAAGTTCGTTGAAATGCGTGACACGTATGCTGGTCAGCGCCTGATCCCTGCTGGCAAGGCTTACATGGTTCCGATGGGAACCGATGCGTTCAAGACGTACTTCTCGCCTGCAAACCGCTTCGGCCTGGTTAACACGCTCGGCGAACAAGTCTACGTGTTTGAAACGGCTGACGCCAAGGGCACGAAGATCGAAATCGAAAGCGAATCGAACTTCGTCAACGCCCTGCTGCGCCCTGCGCTGGTCGTGGAACTGACATCGTCCAACTAATCCGATGGCACCTCCTATAGGGGGTGCTACGGACGTGGCCAGCCAAAGCGGCTGGCCTACTAAAGGAGTAGAAATGGCAGAAGCCGTTGTACCATTGCACGGGATCATCAACACAGATACAGAGGAACTTACTGGTCTGACGTACCCCGGGGGTGGGGCTGACAGGTATCCCGCTGGCGATGCAAACAGTTTTTATGCGGAATGGAGTAAATCGGCTGATACATACTACTCCGCAATCGCGGCAGAGCGCCTAGAGGCCTTTGAAGTCAGACCTTGGAAGGCAAAGCAAGCTGTCGGCCTGCACGGAGCTAGGCTACCGAGTGGGTGGTACGTGTGGGGAACTAGCTCGGGCTATAAAATTGCGCGCTGTGTCGTACCGGGAGTAACTGGTAACACCGAGCCGGTATGGCCTACGTCAACAGTAGACGATTACCACACGCTCCCAGCGACTTATGAAATTGTTGATGGCACGGTAACGTGGAGACTGTTCAACATTACATGTATTTCATCGTCAACCGTTGCTGGCGTTCAGGGAAACAATGCAGGTGTCGGCACACAAGCGGACCCAAAATCTGACCCACGCGCAATCCTTACGGGTTTGCAGTCTGGACGTGCTGTAGCCCTCTCACGAGGCGTAAAATTTGATCAATACAGCAATAACTTCGCCCGTCTATATATCGACCGCCCAGCCAGTGGTGACGCCAGCATTGTACCGCCGTACTATCGGTCTGTAATTTCATACGGCACCGGCGCGGCTCCGCTAATCAACGCCACGGGCCTTCGGTTTGGAATTCGACTAGCATACTCTACTACAAGTCGCATCAACGGCTATATCACAATCCAAGATATTGCTGTATCTTCTCCTGTTGTTAACGGGGTAGGTGGGGCGGATAATACAGCCGAGTGTGGGGCAATCTGGGGAATCTGTGATACTGCAAATCCTAGCACGTACACGACATTAGACACAAGTGTACATGTCTTTAATTGCGTAGTTTCTGACTTTCACCCTAGTGTTGCAACTCGGACTGAAACTGGCCTCGACGTAAACGGTATCAAGCTGACTGGCGCAAATAACAGTTTGTACGGCTGTCGGGTAAACAATCAGTGGGATGATGCCTACTGGCTGATCGGTTCAAACCTATCAATGTGCCATTGCGCCTCTTATAACGGGGGCTATGCCACTACAGTGTATCCAAACCGAGAGCGTGGGGACGGCGCGCAAATTAACTCATCACTTCTCAAAGGCAATGGGAATACACCCACCGCTGGCCTATACTTCCTGTATAACAGGATCACAAAGTACACGGCACGCAAGCATGGGCTGATTATCAATCCTGAAGTATCGACGATGGATGCTAACTTACGTAGTCTCCGCTCTACTGGATATATAATTGCATTCAACAGTGTTGAGGTAGGAACAGATGATCCGCTAATGTGTATTCCTGCTGCGTACTTGTCTGGATTTAGCGGGGAGGTATTCAACAACGTGTTTATCTCCAAATACAGTGGTACTAGCCTGGGTACTGCAATCCACTTGTTTGCTGGAGTTCAGTTCTACAACAACGTCGTATCTGTCTCAAGTAGAGGACAGTCACGCGCTGTTGAGGCTGGGTACGCCACTGGTAGTGGTAGCGATGGTACTTGGACATCTGATAGCCGACAATCCTCCATATACAACAACACATTCCTTGTAAATGGCGGGGAAACTTCCGACTGTTTCGGTGTGTTCAACTGGGGTACTGGTAACGTCATTGATGTCTATAACAATCTAGTCATCGGCGTCGGCAAGAACTCCGCGTATTGCGCAATCCGCGCCGGTGCGTCAACCCGCGTCGGGTACAATGCGTGGACGAACTGCGCGTCAGGGATGTTCTCTGGCGGCGCCGGAGCTGTCCTTCTCGGCGGAGACGTTGACGGTACTGCTGTGTCCTTAAGGATTAAGTCGGACAGTGTGTATCCTACACCTGTCAGTCCGCTATCAATGGCAGGCTACGCGCTTGGGTATCAGCCAATGTTTGATGCCATCGGACGCCGACGGCAGTCTAAGCCCACCATCGGGGCAATTGAAGCTGACCGTGTAGTCTAACTCCCGAGGAGTCTACGGGAGCTGGCTGAAGAGGCGATCTCAAGCAATGGGGTCGCCTCTCGCCTATTGGAGGATTTATGAGCGAAGCAATTGCCCCGCTGTATGGGCTACAAGCACTAATAGCCTCTGTTAGACAACTAACCAATTAAACTGAAAGCCACTATGCCCGTCATTGATCCTTCAACCCCAATTGGGAAGATTCGTCTCAGAATTGGGGATTGGCGCGACATTACCATTCTGCCGGATAGCGTTATACAGTCTGCTCTAGATGACTGTCAAGGTAACGTCCCGCGTGCTGCGAGCCTCAGTGCGCAATATGTTCTTGCCACGCTGACTGCAAAAACTCACCGGAAAATTTCTCAACTTGAAACTTGGTCTGGAGAACAGTTCAAGAACTATGTAGAGTTTCTGAAGTTGACTATTTTGAACCCAAATATGATGTCAACGTCACCTGTACCATATACGGGGAACGCGACTGGCGACCATCCATTGATTGCATTTGTAAAACAATGGAACGACAGTTACGCGCTTGACAGAGAGGTCCACGGTGTATTCTCAGGACTTTGATGATGCAGTGGCCGACCTAATCGGTGAGTTCGGGCTGGCATCTAACGGAGAGAACAAGTACAGGAAGATCATCGCCAGCACATACTCTGCGGAGCTTGGAGAGGTTTCTACCACAGTTGTTGAGTACCAGATTCAGGCGGTGTTGACTGACCTTACACTCCAAAGTAATGGCTATAGTGTGAAGTACGGTACGATGGTTCAAGCAGGCGACAAAGAAGTATTTGTCCGCCCACCTCACAAGGTTGGAACTACTCTAACTCCTATCACAATAGACCCTGCTACAGATGTCATTGAGATTCGTGGTGTGAGCTACAAAATTGTTACCCAAAAGGAAATCAACCCTACGGGCAATGATCCACTTCTGTACAGTTTCTACGTGCGGAAGTAGTTCTAACAACGGATTGGGCGAGTCTTGACAATATCAGGACGACGTGCTACAATCATAAATACTAAAGGAAGCGATGGGACAATTCGCGGACTCGGTGAGGGCCAACAATACGAGAGTATTGATGAAAATCAACCGGCAATGTTTTCAAATTGCCAAAGAGCTTTTCACATCAGTTGTAGAACTCACTCCTTCTCCTTCAAATCCTGGGCACTACGCCCACGGCTGGCTGTCTAACCAGTGGTATCCGGAGTCCGGCTCTTTTTCAGAAGAGCTTAGCAGCTCAAAAAGCCCAAGCGGCGCCGATAGCCTCAACAGAATCAACGCCCTCCGTGGACGGGAATTCTTTGGGAAAGACGGAAAGTTGACACTCACAAACAACCTCTCATACGCCTATAGAGCCGAAGTTCTGGGCTGGCCTATTTCCGATGGCTGGTCTGGGCAAGTAGGTCCGTATCGTATGGTGGCCCTGTCAATCCAAGCAATCGCCACGAAATATAAATGAGCAACGCACTAATTCGCTCAGCTCTTGAGTCTCGATTGATGACCTGGGCTAACTCCCAAACTCCGACACCTATCCCGGTTTCGTTCCAGAACATAGCGTTCACTAAGCCAGCCGGGGCTATATTTTTGGAGTGCTTTCTTATCCCTAACCTGACAGTTAACAACGAACTCTCTGGAAGTCGAAAGACTTTGAAGGGGTTGTTTCAAGTCAACTGCTGGGCACCGAAAGGCAACGGGATGAGGCAGGTAGAAGCACTGTCACAGAGCATTGTCGATCTTTATCCGATTGTGCCGAAGACTGGTGTAGTATCTGTCGAAGAGACTCCCTCAATTGAACGGGCGATTCCTGACGATTCTGGCTGGGTCATCGTTCCAGTTCTCATTAAGTATCGATACGAGTCGGTATAACAAAGGAAACCAATGGCTGTAATCACCCAAGTAAACGGCGTAAGGGATGCAAATGGCGCTGTAAACGTCACCCGTACAACCCTTTCAGCATCAGATTCCCTAACCTTCCAACAGGGCAGCGATCAGATTCTGCTTCTGTACAACACCACTGCCTCGCCAGTTGTTGTGACACTTACTGGCACTGCGCCGGTGTCGCTCAACCCAGACGGGTTTGGTGGAACTATCTCAACCGCAGGCGGCAAGGCAGTAACTGTCCCAGCCAGCGGAAGCACCCTCCTCGAACTTGACGACATCTGGGCGTTTCTTGCCGGAACAGGTGCAGTCACTGTAACGGGTGGAACCGGCCTAACGGCTCACCTGTACGTTTAATCTTCTCTGAAAAGGAAAAATCATGGCTGTCATGACCTCCGCTGGTTCAACACTAGCACTCTCGGCCTCAGCGCCTGCTACGTTTGACGCTACTGGCTACAACGCTCTCACATATACCCTGGTCGGTGAAGTTACTGACCTCGGCGAAGTTGGACGTGAATACAACCTTGTGAATCACACTCCGCTCGGCAACCGTCGCGTGCAGAAGTTCAAGGGGTCGTACAACAACGGCTCCCTGCAAGTGCAGATGGGTCGTGACACGACTGATGCCGGGCAAACCGCTCTGCAAACTGCGCTTGGCGTTGACACTGCTTACACGTTCCGCCTTACGCTCCAGAACGGTAAGAAGCTCTATTTCACTGGCGTGGTGATGAGCTACAAGACCAACGTCGGCTCTGTTGACCAGATTACGGGCGCAACAACGACTCTCGAAGTGACTACCGATATCATCGAAGTCTAATCGATTGAAGGCCCTTCGGGGCCTTTTCAATGTACTTCAGATAGTGCATTGCAAAGGCTCAACAAGATTCTCATTGATGAGAACGATGTCATCTTACCACAACTGAAAGGAACTATAATGTTTGATCTGACCACTCTGGCTCTCAAGGACACCTTCGACCTGCAACTGCGCCACCCTGTTTCGGGCGAGCCTCTGTTCGCTGACGGAGAAGGGAAGCAGAAGCCTGTGACAATCACTCTATACGGCACTAGCTCGAAGCAATACCGCAACGCTGTTACTGCCATGCAAAACCGGCAACTGAAGCGCACCGCGAAGAAGGAAAAAGTTTCGGCAGAAGTGATGCGCGAAGAGGGCATCGAACTCTTGGTGGCTTGTGTCGCAGGGGCGCAGAACCTCGGCATCGGTGGAAGCGCTGTGAAGGACGAGTCGGGATTCCGTACCGTATTCTCGGACCCGAAGCTCTCGTGGATCAAGGACCAAGTTGACGAAGCCCTAGGAGATACGTCAAATTTTTTGGCGCAGTAAGCAAGTCACTCTCGTTGTATGTACGCCAGCTCGGCTGGCTGCATGCTACGCCTGAAGGTTCAAAGAAGCCACGCCTTGCTACGTTCAAGTCGGTGGATGAAAATCATCCGTCGCTTAGGCTTCCCGAGATAGAACAAGAACACGCGGCTGGATACCTAGTTGGTCTGCTGCATGAAGCTGGCCTCATGTCATCCAATGGCATGGGGCCAGTTCCACTTTCATGGTCTGAAATTGAAAGTTGGATTAGATGTACGGAACTTGATCTGTCCTTGTGGGAGAGGTTGACGATCAAGAATCTGAGCGAAGAATATGTGGGTGAGCTATCACAAGCTACTGCAAAAGATCGCCCGGCGCCGTTCCGTCACGTCGAAGATGAAGAGGAAATCGACCGCAGTGCGGTTGAAAACAAGATTCTGGCTGTCCTGCGAGGATTCAATCGCAAGCGGGCAGAAGACGATAACGAGTCTAAGGAGCTAGCATGACAATGGACGTATCTCGTCTTGGCGTCGTAGTTGAGTCAACAGGTATTACAGAGGCCACAGAGGCCTTGGCCGGCCGTAATGGTCAGGGCGGGCTGGCTGGGGCTGCCGATAAAGCGGAAAAGAATGTTATCAGGCTTACGTCGTCATTGACTAGCTTGCTTGGTACTAACACCTCTGCGACAATGGCTGCATGGTCGCAATCTCTTGCTGGACTAGGCACGGCCTTGGCGTCAATTAACCAGAACGCCACAGCGACTGCGAAGACGCTACAGCAGTTGGTCAACGACATCGGCACTGCCACAACTGCAACAAACAAATCTGCAAGTGCTGTAGATCGTCATTCATCGTCTAACACTGTGATGACCTCCACAATCACGGCGATGACGACAGCTTTCTCAGTCTACACCGCGCTCAATTTTGCTGGTAGTATTGTCAAGCAAGCCGATTCGTGGCAGATGATGACAGCTCGACTCGAAAACGCAACTGGAAGCATGAACAATGCAAAGGTTGCTCAGTCTCAAATGTATGACCTTTCTCAACGTCTGCGAGTTCCGCTTGAAGACTCTGTGAAGTTGTATACCCGCCTCGCGCCGTCTATGCAGCGAATGGGTAAGGACTCGGAATATGCGCGAAAGATGGTTGAAGGCATTGCTATGTCACTTCAACTCGGCGGCGCAAGCGGCGCGGAAGCATCTTCAGTGATGCTCCAGCTATCTCAGTCATTCAGCTCTGGCGTGCTCAATGGTGCGGAATTTAATGCTGTGGCCGAAAACGGCTCGGTGCTCATGCGCGCCCTTGAAAAGTACACGGGGAAGAGTACAGCAGAGCTGAAGAAGATGGGCTCTACTGGCAAATTCTCTATGGATATTGTTGGTAAGGCTATCGAACAAAACCTTCCACAGTGGAGCGAACAGTTTGACAAGATGCCGCTGACATTTGAAGGTGGTGTGCAACGAATCAAAAATGCGTGGACAAAGGCTATCGGTGAAATGGGGCAAGACACGGGGTTCAATCAAGAACTCTCGAAGTCTCTCCGTGTAATAGAAGAAATGATCCCCGCCGTGGCCCGGGGCCTCGGTGATGCATTCATCAGCGTCATGCGCTGGGTGCAAGAGAACAAGAACACCATCGTAGAAATCTGGGACCAGATTGTCGGTCTTGGAAAGGACATCTGGAATATCGGCGGAATGCTTGGTAACTGGATTGGTGCTATTTTTGGTGCGGGTGAAGGCTTCAGCCTGATTGGAGCTGCGCTGTTTACAGTACGCATGCTCATTGCTGGTGCCATTGATCTCCTGAAGGTTGCTGGATGGGTTATTGCAAAGATCGGTATCAGCGTTGCTGAGTTGGTCGTGGCTCCATTCACATGGCTGCTGTCTGCAATCGGCATGGTCGGCGATGCCATTAAATCGCTCTTCAGCGGCCTCGCGGCTGGAGCCAAGGCCGTAGGCGCTGACCGACTAGCCGGAGGCTTTGAGACGGCTTCTAGTGTTATTGGTGATATCACCACTGGCGTGAAGGACTTCAACGGAAACGTCATCGCTTCGTTCGGTAAGGCCCATGAAGTTGCTGATAGCTGGGTGAAGGACTTGAAGGAAGGTAATGGTGAGCTGGATAAGCTCATGAAGGGTGGCGACAAGCTCGCTACTTCTACTGCTACTACGACACTTAAGATGGACCCGACGGAGTGGAATGCAAACCCCCGCCCGAAGGTCCCCGTAGATGAGAAGGCCCTGAAGGCAGCAGAGGCTGCTACCAAAAAATTTAACGAAGAGCTGGATGCTCTGAATGCAAAGCTGAAAGAGCAAGATGAACTTCGCAAGCGCCTTGCAGCTCACGGTCTTGACTACGACAAGGTAGAGCCAGCTCAAAAGAAGGTTATTGAACTCGAAGAACATCTGCTACGGCTGCAAGGACAAAAGGCCGGTGCCGCCACAACTCTGGCTATTTCCCGCCAACAGGAGTTGATCGCCATCGCCAAGAAGACCGCCGCTATAGAAGTAGAAAATGAGCACACTCTTGAAACTCTCAAGATTGAGAAGGCTAGACAAGATCAAGCCAATTCTAAGCTGAAGACGCTTGAAGAAGAGGCGAAGGCTATCGAGTACAAGGTGCAGACTTATGGTATGGCTAAGGGAGCTATTGAAGAACTCGAAGCTGCTGAAACCCGCCAACAGATTGCAGCGATGCTAAATGCTGGGCCGTTGTCACAGGCTGAGCAAAAGTTGGTGGAGACTCTTCAGGCTCAACTGACCATGCGTGAGCGGATTGCCGCAGCGGCTGGTACGCTTGGCTCCCTCCAAGTCGAGGCAGAGTTTAATAAGCTGCTAGACCCGAAGCGAGCCGAAAAGTTCGGCGATGCCCTAGCAAACGGGATGGGTAAGGGTCTCAAGGCTGTTGGTGCGCTGATGAATGCTTTTGACAAGTATGAAGCACGCATGAGCACTGTCAAGAAGGCTTGGGAACTCGTTAACAATGAAACTGACCCGACCAAGAAGGCCAAGATGACGAAGGAAGCTGCGGAGTTTGAAGCCGAAGCTCGAATCAAGTCTTACGGAGATATGGCAGGGGCTGCAAAGGGGTACTTCGCTGAAGGCTCTCGTGGATATAAGGCACTCGAAGCTGCGGAAAAGACTTTCCGTGCTTTTGAAATTGCCATGGCTGTCAAGTCGTTCGTAGAGAAGTCTGGACTCCTTGAAGCATTCACAACTTTGTTTGTTACGTCAAAGGCTACTGAAACTGCGGCTGAAGAGGGGTCCGTAGGGCCACACCTCTTAGCTGAAGCGGCAAAACAGGGTGCAAATGCAATCACTGCGTTGACTAGTGCATTAGCTGCACCATTCCCTGAAAACATCCCTGCTTTTGCCATGGTTGCAGCTATGCTAGCGGCCATCGGTGTGGCGGTTAGTGGCGGGGGCGGGGGTTCGGTTGACCAAGGAAACACTGGAACTGGTACTGTATTTGGCTCCCCAGGGGCTGCCAGTAAGAGTATCGAGAACTCAATTTCAGCCCTTGAAGCCGTTGATACAACAACCATGCGCTACTCGGCACAGATGGCTGCGAGCCTGAGGTCTATCGATGCGAGCATGGGTGGACTGGCTAACCTTGTTGCACGCGGAGCGGGTATTGATCTCGGGCAGGCGGGTATTGATGTTGGTTTTGAGCGCAGCGTGATTGGAAACGCTATTGCTGGGGTTGGAGACTTTCTTGCCAGCATGGGCGACATGCTGTCCGGCATGGTTGGTACGAAAATTGCAGACCTCTTTGGGACAAAGACCTCTGTTAAGGGTCAAGGACTATACGGCGGCGCACAGAACCTTGACAGCATTCTATCCAGGGGATATAATGCTCAAGTGTACGCAGACATTGAGAAGAAGGATAAGGTGTTTGGTATCACGACATCTACCAGCAATTCTACTGCCTACGGCCAAGCTGGGGCTGAAACGTCTGACCAGTTCACGAAGATTTTCCGTGGGTTCAACGACGCTGTTTCTGGTGCTGGAGAATCCCTCGGAACACCTCTTAGTGACATCGAAGCACGCTTGCGTGGATTTGTTGTTGACATCGGCAAGATTAAGCTTGACGGATTGTCGGCTGAACAAATCAAGGAAACGCTGGGCGCGGTTTTCAGTGCTGCCGGCGATAGAATCGCTAAGGCTGCCATTCCTGGTCTTGAGGAGTTCCAGAAGGTCGGTAAAGGATACCTTGAAACCCTTATTCGAGTTGCAGCGGGCGTAGAGGCAGCGAAGTTTCAGCTTGAAAATCTTGGCATTGCAGCCGTCGATTTTTCATCGATAATTAATAAGCAGGGCGACGTTGCTACTGAGATTGTGCGCCAAAGCCTTGTGAAGCAAGAGTCTGAGCTGCGAGACTTTACTACCAATATCTTCGGACATGTTCTAGAGTTCCAAAATCAGGTAGCAAACGGAATCGGTGAAATCATCAACGACTTCTCAGGGTCTGTTGAAGACATGGTAGCCCTGTACAAAGACCTCGTAAGCGCACGCGATAAGCTTAATGCGGTCGGTCTTGGCTCTGACCTCGACCGTGACCTGATTCGAGCTGCTGGTGGCCTGCAAAGACTGATTAGTGCCCTCGACGCATATAGTGAAGGGTTCTTCAGTGAAGCAGAACGGAACGCATCTAAGCTCTCCAAGCTTCGTATTGAGTTTGAGAAGCTCGGTGTTGAAATGCCAATCACGAGAGTGGGTTTCCGCTCCCTGATTGACCAGCTCAACGCCTCTGGCTCTGAAGGGGAAGCCCTTGCGATCAAGGTGCTCACCCTCTCGGGAGCATTTGCTGAACTGGCAACCGCCGCTGATGCTGCTGTATCTACTGCCAGAGACAATCTCCGTACTGCGTATGACAAGGAAGCTGAGTCTATCACGAACCTTCGTGACAAGTTCTTGGACTTCTCAAAGTCTCTCGGAGACTTTAAATCATCCCTCATCACCGGAGATATGTCACCGCTGTCTGGCACTGAAAAGTACCTTACAGGGCTGGCAAGATACGACGAAGTTTCAAAGCGAGCCAAGGCTGGGGACCAAACTGCAATCTCGAACTTTGAAAGCGTAGCAACAGAGTTCCTGAAGATGTCGCGCAGTATGTTTGCCTCTGGCAACCAATACACGGTAGACTTTAATCGCGTACTTGCAGAAACGACGGCACTCGAAGCCAGCACAGCAGGCCGGGCAACTGTCCAGCAGCAGAGTCTTGATGCCTTGAACAAGCAAGTCAACGGGCTTATCACGATCAACGAAAGCATCCTCACAGTTGCTCAAGCAATTGAAAAGCTGCGGACTGTTGTTGGCATGGGTGTTGTGGCATCAACCATTAATGGCTCCCACGCAAACGGGCTTTCGTATGTCCCATTTGATGGCTATGTTGCAGAACTTCACCAAGGCGAAGCAGTGCTTACGGCATCTGAAAACAAGGCATATCAAATGGACTACGCTCAGTACGGTCGGAAGTCTGACGAAGCTCTTGTGTCTGAAATCAAGGCCCTGCGCCAAGAGGTTCAGAGCCTTCGGGAAGGTCAACGCGAACAGACTGGTCAGCTCATTGCAGCCAACTACGATGCCCAAGAGCGTAATGCTCAGGCTGTCGTGGAAGGTACGATGGACGCTGTTGGTGCAAACTCTTATGCTGAAAGGGCTAAGGTAACTCTCTCATGACGGATCAAGAATTCGCAGCGTGGCTAGACAACCCCGCTGCAATTCGCTGTATCCTTGTGGAAGTAGATGTGAAGGCGGGCGGTAGCGTGGTAACACGTTACCTCTCTAATCGGGGGTATGTGACTGGACCGTCAGACACCCCTGCCAACACCCTCTACAGTCCCTTGGTAGTAGGCGGAATCAAATACACTCAATCGCTAGCTCTGGCCGGCGATGTGTCACTCAGTTTCGGCGATATTGAACTGAACAATATCGATGGCTCACTAGACAGTTGGCTGGATGATTATTGGAGCAACAGGCAGCTTAAAATTTTCGTAGGAGACGTGTCTTGGCTGCGATCAGACTTCAGGCAAATCTTCAACGGAATTACGACAGGTATTGATACTAGGTCACGTACAAGAATCAATATCAAGATTAGCGACAAACTTCAGAGACTGAACACTCCAGTTTCAGAAACAAAAATCGGCGGCACCTCGTCGCTGGCTGATAACCTCATCCCCATATGCTTTGGGGAGTGCCACAACATCACACCCGTATTGGTTGATGCGGCGCTGTATGAGTACCAAGTCCACAACGGACCTATCGAGAGCATCATCGAAGTTCGTGACAACGGTGTGCCTGTGCCGATCACTCCGTTCTTGGCTACGGGAAAGTTCCGACTGACCAGTCCGCCAGTAGGGACGCTCACATGCAGTGTGCAAGGTGACAAGAATACGACGTATGTGAATGACGTGGCTGGCATAGTCCAACGGCTTGTAACGGGCTTTGGAAGTGCTACTCAGAGGTTTACGACGGCTGACCTAGACACAGCTAAGCTGTATGCATTTGCAACGGCCAACACGTCGCCAATCGGGCTGTACATGAAGGACAGAACAAACGTACTTGAAGCTTGTAATAAGGTGGCGTCGAGTGTCGGGGCAAGGCTCGTAATGTCTCAGGCCGGGTTGATGTCTATTGTAAAACTTACGCTACCTCAAGGTAGTGCGGGAACGACAGTAACCTCGGCAGACATGGTTGAGCGTTCACTTGAAGTTTCACAACTGGTTCCCGTGGTTGCGAGTGTAAAGCTAGGATACTGCAAGAACTGGACAGTTCAGAGTAATCTTGAAACTGGCATCCCTGCGGCGCATATTGCGCTATACGCAGAGGAGTGGCTAACAGTTACTCGGGCAGATACTGCAGCAGCGGCAAACTACAATCTGTACACCGAGCCTACAATGATTGAGACTTTGCTTCTCACAGCGTCGGACGCCACCACAGAGGCACTGAGGCGTTTGAATATGTTCAACGTACAGCGCAGGGTGTACAAATACACAGGATATTACTCGTTGATTCAAGAAGAACTCGGTAATAGTCAAACAATCAGGCACAGCCGTTTCGGGCTATCAAGCGGTAAAACAGGGCAGATTATCTCGATCACAAAAGATTGGATCAGCCCGAAAGTAGACTTTGAGGTGTTAATCTAATGGCAACAGTAGTCAATGCGCGAGACGTGCAGCTCCCGCTAGCGAACCCACGTCTGAACCTTGTCACTATGGCCAGTAACATTCAGGTAGACCAGTCGAATGTGACTGGGCTCGGCCTTATCGTTGCTGGTACTAAGCAAATCTGGCTGTCTTCAACTTCCCAGATTTTCCAAGTCCCCAAGGCGGGGAGCACTACGCCTGCGTCAATCACAGTGACGGCAAACGTGCGCAATTTGACTACTACACCTACACTGACAATTGTCGCAGGTAGCGGCACAATGTCGGTTGTCCCAGCTCTCACGGCCGGTGTATTCACGTTCACGCCCGCCCAGCTTACGTCGGACGCTGTTACCCTGCGCCTTACGCTGGTGGAGAACAGCGTGACATACTCCGACGACTTAACTGTTGTTAGGGTTCGTGAAGGTATTGACTCCATTTCGGGGTTCCTGACAAACGAGTCCCACACCCTGCCCGGAGACAGCTCGGGCAGCGTTACAAACTACGCAGGGGCTGGCGGAAACTTCAAGGTATTTCAAGGAACCACTGATGTCACAACTGTCTGCACGTTCGCCTTGGTGGCTGGCGGAAACCCTGATAACCTGACGTACACCTTAACTGCAGCAGGCGCAAGTGCTGGTGCATTCTCTGTGACAGGAGGGTATCCTACGGCAAAGAACGTGACAACGCTTACGTTCCGTGCAACCTTCGGCACATCGACCATAGACAAGATTTTCACAGTGTCGAAGGCGAATGCTGGGGCTGCCGGTGCCCCGGGCGCTGCTGGCGCCACAGGCACAGCCGGTGCCCGAGGTTCGCAGACCTTCTACGTCGCCCTCTCTGGCGGTACAAACACATACAGCGATACTCTGGCCACCACCACGGCTACGTCTAACGGCGGGCCTATTATGAATGACTTTGTTGTTCAGTACAACAACTCTGTCAGCTTTTCACAGACAAAGTTCTGGAACGGTACTGCATGGGTTCTTGTTAATACAGTTGTTGACGGGAACCTTTTGGTATCTGGAACGGTTGGTACAGCAGCCCTGGCGGCAAATGCCGTCACGGCTGGCAAAATTGGTGCAAACGAAGTAACTACAGATAAACTGAAGGTAACCGGCAAGGGTAGCGCACTTAATGATGACCCAGCGTTCTCTGATCCTGCGGCGTGGACTGTCACGACCGGCGCGGTGGCATACAAGAGCAACACAACTGCCACAGGCGCGGCTGGAAGCCTCTATATTGACTCCACAACTCTAGACTCCCGTGCAGAGAGCCGAAATATTCAGATCAATCCTTCCAAGACTTACAAGTTGACAGCTAACCTGTTCTCCGGGACAGGCTCTGATCGAAATATGTATCTGTATGTCCGGATGTTCACGGCAGCGGGTACTGAAGTGGGCTCTACGGGCTGGGGTGGTTTGTACTCTGGATACGTCTTCGGGGGGCTCGTGTCGCCTCAAAACCAGTGGGTAGAGTGTGGTGGACAGTTTGGTGCGGGGGTAG